TTTTAAGTGATCTTACTATATACGTAGACTATTTAAAAAAATGAAAGAAATAATTTTAGCATTACTTATAATATTATTATTTGTAGTTGCATGCAAAAAACAAGAGGTACAAGTAGAACCTTGGAGTATTAGTAAGAATATAGACTCTTCTTACTTAGACACCCTAAACACAGACACATTATAATTATATAAACATGAAAAATTTCAAAGTACACAACATGTACAGTAAAACCGGTATTAAAAAAGTTGCTAAAACTATAGCTCAACACAATGCTTTAAAGAAAAAAGGATACACACATAGTAAGCCTAAGAAATAAATGAGAGATATAAATAAAATAATAATACATTGCTCTGCAACTAGAGAAGGCCAAACATTTAGTGTTGATACCATAAGACAATGGCATTTAGCAAGAGGGTGGTCGGATATAGGTTATCATTATATTGTTCACTTAGATGGTAGTATATCTTATGGTAGAGACGTAAACAAACGCGGAGCTCACACTAAAGGGTACAATACAGGTTCGATAGGTATATGCTATATCGGAGGCGTTGAGGCAGATGGCAAGACACCAAAGGATACTAGAACGCTTGAACAAAAAGAAAGTTTATTAGAATTAATTAAGGTATTAAAGAAGTTAAACTCTAACGCAGTAGTTCATGGGCATTGCGACTTCGCTGCGAAAGCATGCCCTAGCTACGATGCTACAACCGAATACAAAGACATATGAGATTTCAAGGATCAACTGGATACAAACAATCAAGCAACCCATTTACAAGCTCTTGCGGATGTATAGGCAAATGTAATTGTGGAGACAACTGTAGTTGTGGTATGTGCGATAAATGTTCGCCACTAAAGAAAGCTGATCCAAGAAGAACTATTGGTAGAGGTAAAAACTTTAACAAAGCTAATCCTACTGGAACAGGTGCTGCTGCAGGCGGTGGTATGACTCAGAAAGGAGTAGATGAATACAAAAGAAATAATCCTGGTAGTAAGCTAAAAACAGCTGTTACTACTAAACCAAGTAAATTAAAAAAAGGTAGCAAAGCTGCTAAAAGAAGAAAAGCATTCTGTGCTAGGTCAAAAAGCTGGACTGGAGAAAGAGGTCGAGCAGCTAGACGCAGATGGAACTGTTAATAAAATAAAACTATGAGTCCTTTTAAAATGAAACCTAAGTCGCCACTATTGGCGGCAATAAGCCCAGCGTGTAAAACTGCGGCTAAAAAGAAATTTGATGTATGGCCAAGCGCTTACGCTTCTGGTTGGGGTGTGAGATGTACCAAAGCTGGTGGACCTGGTAAAATGGGTAAAAAGAAAAGCTAAGCCATGAACGAAGTCACGCAAATAATAATTACTGTAATAACGGTGCTTGGGTCAGCATCTATATGGAAATTCCTTGAAGCTAGATTAAAAGCTAAATACGAGAGTAAGAAGATTAGACTACAAAATAACGACGGTGTGCAATACAGAGACGATTTGAAAAATAGAGTAAAAAACCTAGAGTCATTACTCGCTGGAAACGCGAAGGAAAAAGAGGAGTTGAGAGAGACAGTTCTTGAACTAACGGAAGAAGTTTCTGCGCTACGTATTAAAGTTGAGTTTCTTGAAAAAGAAAATAAAAGACTTAAAGCTAAAGTATGAATAATAAAGTAAACTGGTTTATAGACATGAGACATAACTCACCTTTGAAAAAACAAAAAGGTGGAGGCACTACTAAGACCTGTTTACCAGCTTCTAAAATAAAAAGCATGAGCTCGGCAGAGAGACAAAAGCTAGTTAACGCTAAAAAGTCAGCTGGTTCTAAAGGAAAATATAGAAGATCATCTAAAACTAATGTTAAAGGAGCTCGAAAGAAAGGAGCTACGCTTAGAGATTGGTTTGAAAAAGAGGACTGGAGAAGAGTAGATGATCCAAGTAAGAAATGTGGAGAATGATATGTCAGAAGTCAATAACTTGTTACAAAAGAACTGGTCTATAGTTGTTTGGCTAGTTGCTGCGGTATTCGCGGCAGGTAGTATATACGCTGAGTTTACAGCAATAAAATCTCAACTATCATCTATAGAAGATAGATTAGATCAAAAAATAATTGTAATAGATGGTTTAGAAAAAAGAATAATTAACCTAGAGAAAGAGGTTGAATATGAAAAAGGATATTTACAAGGAAAAAAAGAGGGTAACTAAAAGCTACCCTCTTTTCTTTTTTAGCCATCGCAAGCCATACAGTCTTCACTTAGTGCTTTCTGAGCTATATCACCACGCAGCACAGATTCAGTGCGCATATAATACAGAGTTTTTATTCCACGTTTCCAAGCTTCCATATGTACCTTGTTGATCCATTTTGGTGTAGCCTCTTTTGGAAAAGCTAAATTCAAACTAACACTTTGATCTATAAACTGCTGCCTTATTCCAGCTTGTTTTACTAGTTCTAGTTGGTTGATCTCTTTAAATGTTTTATAAACATCTTTTTCTTCATCTGTCAAGAAATCTAAATCTTGTACAGAACCACCATCTTCTAGTATCTTATTCCAAACATCTTTATTATTCTTACCTTTTTTACGTAATAACTTTTCTAATGTTGGATTCTTTCTAATGAAAGTACCTTTAGCAGACTGCTCTGTAAATACATTAGCAGCCCAAGGCTCAATACCAGGTGATACGTTACCTGATAGCTTAGAGTTGCTAACTGTTGGAGCTACAGCGCGTAAATGCGTATTACGTAGTCCAGTGCCAGAGCACCATAGTGGTTCACCGTATAGCTCTGCTAAATCCATACTAGCTCTAGTAGACTCAACCATCATAGTTGAAAATATTCTACGAGTCTCAAACTGTGCAGGCAAGCTTTCAAATGGTATGTTATTCTCTTGTAAATAAGTATGCCAACCTAAAACGCCTAATCCTAATGCTCTACCTTTTTCAGCAGATCTAACTGCATTTTCAAAACCGATCTTACCTTTTGCTTTCTGTATAAACTCTTCAAGTACTCCATCTAAAAACCATATAGCATCGTATACTATATTAGTATCTTTCCATTCGTTATACTTAGCTAAGTTTAAAGAAGATAAACAGCACACGAAGCTATGTGACTCGTCTGTATGCAACGTAATCTCGCTACATATATTAGTCATATGAACTTTTAATCCGTTTTCTTTATATGCTTCTGGATTTGCTTTGTTTGTATTTCCTTTAAAGAGGATATACGGCTCGCCAGTTGCTTTTCGTTTTCTAATAAGTTTACTCCACTTATTTCTAGCTTCTGGATCTCCGAGCTCAAGCTTTCGCATAAACTTGTCACCAACAACTGCGCATTGATGTAAGTTAAGGCTTTGTCTGTTAACATCCCCTTTAGGTTCTCGTATCTCAAGCCACTCTTCAAAATCTGCGTGGTCAATGTTAATGTTGACTGAAGCAGCTCCTCTTCGAACTGCTCCTTGGTTTGTAGCAAGGATTGTAGAATCATAGATCTTGCAGAAAGGGACAACTCCGTCTGATGTTCCATTTTGTTTTATTTTACTTCCGGCAGGTCTAATCATATTAACTCCGATACCAACTCCGCCGCCGTGTTTCGCGAGTAGCATCATCTCTAAATTTTTATTTCCTATATCATATATACTATCACCAACATCAATGCCAAAACAACTAATCGGTAGACCACGTTCTGTGCCCGTGTTAGACAACACTGGAGACGCTAGACAAAGCCAACCTTTCCATATATACTCATAAAATGTTTCGGTGAGTTCTGGACGTCCTAAACGCATCCCAACAGTCTTACAAACTCTCATGTAAGCATCTGCTGGGCTTTCACCAGGTAGCAAGTATTGACCACCTATTGTTTTCTTATATACTTCGTTATCACCCCAATCAGGATAATCAACGCCTTTTTTCCATTCTTTATTCCACATAATTAATTACCATATATCTTCAAAATCTTCACCTTCGTTTGCTTTAGAATAATCTGTAGGTCTCATAGCAAAAAAGTCTGTATGAGTGACACCGCCTGTTAAGTGGTAGAACCAATCAAGGTTGTCTGCAGCTTCTTGCGAATAAGTAAATAATCCCACGTAACCTAGTTCTTGTAGTTTTTCGTTAGCTCTTTTTCTAACAAACTGCTTTAGATCGTATGACTTTAAGTTCTCAATGTCGCCCATCTCAAACATTTTATCTATATATTTCTCTTCAAGCTCAACCATTGTTTCCGCCGCCTTATGTATATCATCTTGGCACTCATCTCTAAGAGTAGGTATTTCATCGCACATTTGATTAAATAACTTACAACCCATGCGCGAATGTAAACTTTCATCTCTTACAGACCATTTCATCTGCTGGCCAATACCTTTTAGCAGGTTGCGAAGTTGAAAGCTGTATAGCACTGCGAAAGCAGAGTACAATGAAACACCTTCAGCAAATGCGCTAAATATAGCTAACGACTTACCTATGCCTACAGGATCATTTCCTTCGTATGCTACTAAGTTATCAAATCGTTCAGCTGTTGCTGACTCATGCAAAAATGCTTCAAAGTCTTCAAGTCCTAGAGTTTCATTTAGATAGCTATAAGCTACAGCGTGTATTGTTTCTTGAGAACCAAACATCATAGCCATTTGTTGTATTTCATGTTTAGGAAACCAACCAACAACTTTCTGCGTCCAATAATCAGAAACAGCACACTCGGTCTGAGCAAAGCCTAGCAGGATATTTCCTACTAGGTTTTTCTCTTCATCAGTTAGCTTTTCGTTCCAGTCTTTTACGTCACCTGACATTGGTATTTCTGTATGTAACCAAAATGCTTGAGCTTGTTTCAACCAACCCTCAGTATAATACTCAGGGTACTCAAAAGGTTTGTATGCTATTCTTTCTTTAAATAAACTCATCTACCTTGTCCTATATATTTCTTAACGTAATTTTTACTGTTTTTATTTCTTGACGTTTTACTTTTAGCGTGTACGCCTGGTCTTTTTGTTTTATTCTTCTTTAAATAAGAAGATATTAAAAGCTTTGCCATTATTATTTTTCTGTATTTTTAAACACTTCTAAAGCAAGATCGACAAATGGTATATAAGCTACATGAGTAGTTTTATCATCATCTTCATAAGATCTAAATCCTATTAATATCCCTGGGTACAAGCCAACGCTCAGCGCCCATGCTTTTTTTTCTTTTTCTTTGGTCATAAATTGTATTTTTCTAATTGTTGTATTAATTCTTTGTATCTAATGCAGCCGTGAGTATCCCATTTCCACTTAACCCATCTATCAAACTGACGCTCTGCATATTTCTCTCTAGCTAGCTGTTTTTGCTGCTCAGTATTAAGTTTATTGTTTCGTCGCATTCTTTTTGATTTTGAGGTTTATATAGTGTGCAAGGTCCTATCTTGCTGCTTGCTATTAAGCTCTTAAACATTTTCCATCTAAGTGGAAAAGATTCATTTGCTCTACCTTTGCATTCTATTATAAAGCCTTTACCTATAAAATCTGGAGTATACTTAATGTTTAAAACCTTTTTATTGCCTCTGTTTTTATATTCTCCTTTTCCATTGCCACACCTTTCGTAGCATTCAAAAGGAAAATCAAAAGCTTCAACAAGTTCAAACGTTTCTCCCTCATATAGAGCGTGTATGTTAGCTTCTTTTAAAGCTTTATACATATACTTCTCTAAACCAGATGCAAAGGTTATCCCGTCATAGCTAGTCTTTTTAGCTCTGACAGGACCTTTACTTTTTCTTTTATAAGACTTCTTCATTTTTATCTTCAGTAAGTCTTGATAGCATAGCATCTTCGATCTCATCTTGCAGACAATGCCTTGCTGACTCTAAATATAATATTGCATCCATTAATTCTTCTTGTACGTCGACAATAAATGCACCAAGATCTTTTTCTCTGTTTACGACTTCTTGCATCATAGATTGGCCATACTTTTTCATACCAAACTCACTGCGTTCGTCGATCTTTTTAATTATTTTCTGTACGATAGGGTCTTCAGTTTTTATTCTATAATCTTTCATATTAGTTATCTTTTACAAATGTTCCGTTAATCATTTTACCTGTTCGTTTACTTATCACGCCGTATGCTGACTTAATGCATGACTCTATAGTAACTCCTCTTTGATGTGCTAGGTTAGTCAATACAACTACCATATCGCCAACAGCATCTATTACTTCTGGTTGATCATCATTTAGCAATGCTTTACCAAGCTCACCAAACTCTTCAGCAAGTTTTATGTACTGCGTTTTTGTGTCGCCTTTATCGTATATGCCTTTGTCTTGCGCCCATTGTCTTATTAAACCAAAGTAATATTTGTCTTTGTCAGGCTCTTGTACTACGTAAGTACCATTGCTTGAGCTAGGAACCCATCCTGATTTAGGGTCTTTGTTCTGAAACATATTCCAATATGCTTTATTATATATGTAGCATCTTTCTGTATTAAACATGGACGTCTTTGCGTTATCTACTATCCATGGTATTGTTTGTTCGTTTATCTCAAACTGGCCAAACTCTGTCTGCCAATTCTTACCTATATTATCCATTAGCCTACCTTTTAATTTATTTATAGGCACGGGGAACGTTGAGGTTTGTTCTGTTGCGTTTATCTTCATTTTATTAAATAGTTGTTTATAAGGTTGTATGTCTTTGCGATAGCCATAAGACTGTTGAAGTTCTAACTCCAAGTCTGATATGTAATCTATATCTTCTGACTGGTCTAGAACTTCGTACTCTCCCTCCTTGTAGCCTTGCACAAGGGTAACTCTGGTATCAAGATCACGTGTTACGCCAATCTTTTTACCAGGAATGTGGTATAAATAGTACATTAAGTTTTATCGTTATATAAGTGTAAGTTATGTGCGTGGTGGTAATACCAACCGACCGGTATATTTAATTCTCCTGCTACCGTTTTCTGTAGCATACTAAATTGGTATTGATCATTGCAAAAGCCGTACCATAGATCATTAGATCTCATATATACTGACATATTTAATTTGCCATCTATTATACTAAACTGAACTGCATATGTGCAAGGAGTATCATTTTTATAATGTTCCCATTCTTTTCCATCATATATGCTTATTGCTGCGTGTCTAGTATTATGATCGTTCTTTAGTTTGTTTATTACATATTGTAATTGGCTATTACGTTTCCATTGATAGCCGTAGTTGCTATTAACATTGCCGTGTCTGTCAGCCATTTTTTTCCATATACTTGGAATCTTACCGTATAATGATCCTAGCTTTTTTATATTTGGATCACCAGATAAGTACCATTGCCATTCGGCATTGGCATACTCTTTACTCCAGCCTCTGAAGCCAGATTTTATTTTGTTATTAACAGGGTCAGCTATATAAAACCCTACATTAAATAATGCTTTAGTGCTATCAAAATCAACACCTTTGTCTTTTATTTTTATGTAGAAGTAATCGAAGGCTTCGCTTGCATTTTTAAACTTTGTCCGCATTCTTTTTGTAATAATATGTTCTATATTCAGCAGCTTTTTTTTGTGCGGCTAAGTAAGAATAGTGTTCTGGTGTAGTAGCAATTAGTTTTCTATTTGGATACCTACCTGTTTCTATATCGACACAGTATTTTCTAGTTCTCCAAGCTACTTCTCTAGGTTTTATACATATACCGTTTCTTACACACCATTTAAAAGCTTGCATTTCATTTTCTGTCATTGAATAATTTTCAACTTTCTTTTTTACTCCCAAGGTAAATCATCTTGTTTTATAGACATTTCAGGTACAAATCTACCTGAAGCTCTGTCCCAAGTAAAATGTGCCTCAGCTCCGTTCTCACCAAGATTTTGAAACTTAACTTTAAGCACTTTGACTTTAGTGGTACCAGCTTCGTAATCTCTGTGTACAAGAAGGCCGTGGTAACTGGCATCATACCATTCACCACCGCCTTTTATATTGTACATTGTAGGTTCTTGGATTTTACCATCTTGACCCCTCATCATTTTAGTAGGGTGCGCAACTATAAAAACTAAGCAATCATACTTCTTAGCAAATGTTTCGATCTTCATTAAGTAATCCATTGTATAACGGTTTACATCATCAGTCTTTGCATTTATATCTCTAACCTTATTATAAGGATCGATAACTAAGCATTTGATACCTTTTCTTTTTACAAGCTCTGCACCTTTTCGTAATACAGAATCAAGATCGTATTTATCCATGTCTATGAAATAGAAATGATCGTTGACGTGCTCTGCAACTTCGTTCCATTTAGCACCACCAATATCTCCTACATTGGGCATGTCGCCCCACACTTTACGCATAAGCTTATGTGCGTGTAGGTATGTTGGTTGATTTTCAGGACTTGCAAAAGCAGTCTTCCAACCATATTGTTGGTTATAACCTACTACCATTTGATCTACAAAATCTGACTTACCTGAACTAGGTATACCTGTTACAGTTATAAACTGTTTAGTATACGTAGAAAATATTTCGTCAAAATTAGGTAGACCAACTTGGAAGCCTGGTTTAAAACCATTTTTAACAAAGTCTGTTATCTCATTCTCTATATCTTTAAACGTAGTTACGTTTTCAAGAGGATAAGGCCTGGCCTTTGTTATTGATTCAGCTAGCTTATCTTTACCGTGCTTTAGTAAATATTCATTAGCATCTTTGCAATCGTCGAAGTCTACTATGAAACAAGTTTCAGCACCTAGCCTACGCACAAGCTCAGCTTGAAGCATTTGGCCTGGTTCGTCTTTATCTATTGCTAATAGTATTCTTTCTTTATCTTCAAAGTAATCTATACAATTATCTAAGTAATCTAGGTTATTATTAGTTAGCGTTGCACCATTCGGTACTGACACTACGTTTTTAACACCAGCTTCATGAAATGCTAACACATCCATTTCGCCCTCTGTTATAACACAACTATCATAACCTATTATGCTATTGATATTGTAAAATACTTTTTCAGCACCTTTATACAGTTTAAAATTCTTTCGACCATCTCTATATTTAACATTAATTAATTGGTCACCCATGATATAATTAAACTGTATCGTGTTTTCTGTTTTACCAGTTTGTGGCATATACTCAGAACCTTGTCCGACTTGTACATCATCTAAGGTTTTTTGAGATATACCTCTTGTTTCAAACCATTCAGTTACTTTGTCTTTAACTGGTAAATACTTAGTAACCTCAGGTCTAACATAAACACGCTCACTAGCACCTTTTCTTTGATACGTGTGTAACTGAAAAGATGTGTTACAATTGTGGCAAGTGCCGAGACCACGATCCCAATCATATGAAGCACATTTTGCTTTCTTATTCTCAGGTTTTCTAGTATGGGAGCAAAGAGGACATACGCCCTGAGTCTTGCCGCTTTCTAGACTGTACTGATTGAACTGGTCAATAGTAAACCCGTTGATCTCTGTTGTTTGCATTTTATTTAATTAAATTGTTAGTATTCTATTTCTCTACAATCTGGGCATATGTCACAGAAGGCATGTTCCTCCCGTGACATTTCTTGCCCGCACATTTCACATAGCTCCATGCTAGAATGGTAGGTCTTCTTCTACTTGTTTAGTAACTACGTTACCTTGAGCTGCCATACCGTCTCTAGGCGCTGGTGCTACGTTATCTCCGTTAGACCAGACAACTTTAACATTGCCTAGGTAAACCTTTTCAGTTTTTGCTTCTCGTTCTTCTTTAGTCTGCTGAACAGACACTGGACCTTGATTACCAAACTGATCTACTTCGTCGTTCAACGTTATAGTTATTGGTATATACTTACCCTTTTTTCCGTTTATGATCTTATCTTTGGGTATCTTAGTAAGATCAATGCTTGTTGCTATAATACTTGCCATAATTAATAAGTTTTTAATTGATTAAACATACGTCTAAGCTGATCTTTTGTAGCACCGGTATTACGCCTGATGTTATCCACAGCTTTAACGTGGTTTTGGTTTTTGTAAAAATTGCTTTCGCTGGTCTTCACGCCAGTTACTGTGCATAGTCTTGTTGGGTTTTTTCTGGTTCTTGCCATAAATTTTAATTTTTATTTTTAATTATTATCTTGAGGTTATCGTATTTATTTTGTAAAACTATAAAGTTTTGTTAATAAAGTATTGTTCAGCGTCAAAGTTTTCTGTATTGTAGAACAACTCATATGCTTCTGTGGCTTTGCTAACCTTTTCAATGCCACGCTCTATAAATTCAGTAGAGCAGTCAAATAAACCTATTTGGTGTGTGTTTTTATCTATTGCTATAAATATTAACTCATAACCAAATATCTTGCTATAAATATATGCTTGGCTATCATAATTGTATTTCCAAGCTGAAGATCTAAACTTGCTTATGTCGTTGGTGGTTTTAAGATCAACCACTAGCTTTTCGCTGTGATTAACTATATCAGCCTTACCTTTCCACATATGATCATTTATCTCCGTAATGCCAGGTTCTTCGTAAGTTATTTCTCCTTTGCGTATAAGATCTCTGCATATATCGTTAGACATGATCTTATCTGTCAATAACTCTATATTGTCAACCTCTTGTTGCAACAAACATAACTCACCACCTGACATCTCTTTATACGCTTTAGTATTCCTAGTAGACGCTTCGATAACTTTATACTTCTTAAGCTTATGTGGCTCAAGTATTGCAGTATGAAAGTAACCACCTACTAAAAAGGCAGCTGAAGGTTTACTAGGTGTACCTAGCGCTAAAGGATTTTTTAATAATGTGCTAATGTCGCTATTACTTAAGTACTGTTTACCAAACTTACCGTAATAGCTTTCATCGTCACGTAGCTTTTCTATTATTTGTTTTTTATCCATTTATAATGTTGTTAGTGCTTTCTCAACTTCAGCACTTAATTTGTATTTTGCCTTGATAGCATCAAGCTTGCCGCCGTTTTTAACATAAGCTTTAGCTTTTGCAAACGCAGGATCTTTTACAGACGTTAGCGTACTTGCAGAGCCTTTGCCGTGTGTATTGGCAGCGTCACTGTCTTGAGTGTCATCAATTAAAAATAAGTTACCTAACGCATATTTTTTAGCATAACTCGAGGCAGATCCAAACTGTTGAGGAGTTTGCATACCTTTTTGATTAAGATCAACACCTACAATGGCAGCTGCGTGTATAGCACTTTTGCCGTCGTTTACTGATGCTGTAGTCTTTATTACAGGCATAGGGCTATCAGCTATTAATTCTTCATTAATTGTAACTGTTACGCCTAGCTCCTTTAAAAAGGGTTTTGTTGCTTCGAGAATGTCTTCGGCACTGCGAAAGTGGTATTTGCCGAATGAGTTGAACCTAGATTTTTTTGATTTAAATCTAGTTTGGATTTCTGTTAATTTGTCGTTTAACGTCATAGGTATGTTGGTTTGATATTATTATAATTACACATTTATTTTAGTTTTTAACGTTTAACTCAAAGATAATCAAGCACTTGAGAGTGATCTACGTTATCAATAAGTTTTTCTACGGCTTGCTTTTTTAGTTGTGAAACTCTAACATAAGCTGACGTACCTTTTATATCTAACTGTTCTGCTATTTGTTTTGCGCTATGCTTGTCACAATCTAAACCGTAGCTTAACCTAAGTACGTTGTATTCTTTGTCGTTGAGATGTTTCTTGAGTAAGCCTTTTAAATACAAATTAAGTAATTCTTTATTGTATGGCTCTGATGTATCTGCAATTTGATATGCCATATTCTCATCTTGATTAGGCTTTGCATCAATACTTAAAAATATACTGTTAAAAAACATTTCAACCATTTGTCTGTTTTTACCAAAGTCTTTTCTTATCTCATTAAGCTTGTGCTCAGGTATACGTATGTTTCCTCTGTTTATATCGACAGCTCTTCGTATTGCACCCTTTATTCTTTTGCTTAAAAAAGACTTTATAGTTTTTTCTATGTCATCTGATTCGCATAGCTTTACCCAGTCGATTCTATCAACCGCAGCTATTAAGCCTACAGATCCTTCTTGTATAAGATCATTGATGCTTAATACACCAGATGCTTGTTGAGACGTAGAAAATTTACGTGCTAAGTTCTCTACTAAAGGTAGAAACCTAACTATAAGTTCGTCTCTAGTGAGAGTAGCATAGTCTTTTTCTTCGTCAGGCATTGATCTGTTAAGATCGGTTTTATATTTTATGTAATTACTTACGTTATAGCTCTTCATTTAATATTTGTTTTTCTGTTCTTAGCGTATCGCACATGTGGCGATATATTGTTCTCTGTGTTACATTTAGCAGGTTTGCTAGTTTTTTAGTTGTTATGCTTTGTCCTTCGTCGTTTATATCTAACATGCTTTGATAAAGCATTTCTTTGTTTAATTTATTTCTACCTATAAGTTTGCCAACAATACTAAGCTTTTCACTTAATGTTAGATGCCAAGCCGCAGGTTTAAATATAACTTTACGCATTTTATTTACAGGTGGGTTACCATGTGACATAAGTACATTTTCTATCATGCTATTTAATACTGTTTGTTTTATAAAAAAAGTTACAAAACCATTTTCTTTATCAGCTATAAATCTAAATATAGATTCCATAAACTCTGCTGTTTCGTCTTCGTTTAAAAACATTAAAACTAAAAAATGCCATTTTAAAGATTTGTATGTAGTAATTTTAGCTTTACTTGCAAACAATGTATAACATTGAAATGTACCTTCTTGATAATACATGTACAGATTAGTCTCGTTGCTAGGTAAATCCTCCCATGGCCAACACCGTGTAATAACACGTTTATCATGCAGCCATTTTATATTTCTATCATGTGACATTAGCTAGTTACTTATTAATCCTTATAGGCTATTGTCATAGCCATGTTATATTTACTTTATTTTTTTGTTTTCTTTTTCTTTGTTTTAGTTACTTTTTTAACTTCATTTACATATGCGGCATCTTCTAATGCGGCAACTAATCCATTAAAAAAATTACTTATTCTTTTAAATAATTTTATTATAATCTCCTTCATAAATTTTCTCATTTTTGTTTGCTACTGTGTGTTTCTCAGCAATATAGTATCTCCAGTAGGCCTTTATACTACATGCGCTTTTGTATTCATCTGGCATTGCTTGTGGAGGTTGCTTAAAATCTGACGTAGTCATGCCCATAGGAGGCCATTTAAGAGCATCTCTGCATTTAGTAATTGTCAAATGTGTTTTGCCATATCTGAACGTATATTCATCTCCTAAAGACATCATATGTTGGTATAACCAATTGTAATGCTTAGTATTAGAACGAGTCCAGATGGTGCTTGGATGGTTAATGTGGCTTACTTTGTATGGAACGTTGTCACCATTGCCATGAAAATGATGCGCCGAGCATAGCATTTGAGCTGACTCAAGAACCATTTTTACAACGTGTTTATTGTATTGTAACCTAGCAGCCGTATCTGGATCTGCGTCTAAATAAAATATGTTCATGTGTTTGTTATCTTATGTTCTTCGTATTTGTTTTGTAAATGTGGTTTAACTTTGTACCAATATTTAATTGTTGCTTTCTTTTTATCTCCGCGAGGACCGCCATTCCATCTTCTAGATACGATCTCTGCATACTCCATAAATGTAACATACTCACAACATGCATACTGCTCTGCAACAATGTTAAACATTTGTATGGATCTTTCTCTACTGTAACGATCTTGTAATGAGTATCTTACGTTTGACTTATGCTTACGCAGTATTCTATTAACTTCTCTTACGCATATAGGTTGTATTTGTAAACAGCCTACAGCTTTACCTCGATCGCCAATAGCAGAGTCGTTACCTCTACTTTCTACGTAGATTATCGCATCGATTAAATCTTCCCATGATGGCTCGATCGTTACTTTTACTTGCTCGTCTGCCGGAGCGGACTTGTGTATAGCATTACTCACGTTGCTTTTTGGCATCGCTAAGCTCACTGCTATAGTTGCTATTAATAATTTATTCATTTATAATTCCTTGTTCTATTAAGTTTGATGCTGCTCTTCCGAACCAGCCTTGTAGTGTGTAAGCTAAGCCAGTATCATGTAGATGTTGCCAAGCTTCAATTATTTCTTCTTCAGTGCCTTCTTCAAATCCTTCAGCAAGGCCAACTGCTCTGTAATCTGTTATATTATTCATAATTTCTAATACATTTAAATAGTGGGTGTCTGTAGCTGTTAGCTTTAGTTCTTTGAAAATAAGTAAAGGTAGCGCGCTTGCCAATAAAAGAATCTACGTTCTTGAGCATTGTTTTAAGATCCTTGTACGAGTAGCCCTTGCCCGGAGGACAACCGAACACTACACCGTCGTCATCTTGCATAATGAACTTGCCAAGCGTGCCAGTCCGTTTACCTTTACCAGTAACATAATCGATGATAGTAGCTTCGGTGTCGCTGAAGTCTTTGAACTTCATTAGATCGTAAGATCTACCGTGCTTGTATATACCATCGCCATTTCTTATAATTGAGCCTTCGTAACCGAGTGATAAAAACTCTTCGTGCTGAACTCTAGCGTAATTGTAGCTATCAACTAGTAATGCAGGAACGTGCTTGATCTGTGCATCGTAGAAACCTGCGTTTACAAGTAACTGCATACGCGCTTGATAGTTGTCATACATCACACCATCGAAGTAATCATATACGTGAAACTGTACTAGATGCTGAGCATCGAGCCTGTCTTCATCTGTAGGCTTTTGCTTACGTACTAGTGATATGATCTTTTCGAAGTCGCGCTTTAGCTTGTGATTGTAAAGCTCGCCATCGAGTACTACATCTGGTTGTTCAGCAAAGAAAGGCTTGAGTGCCATTTCAATGTGACGTACGTTCATGAACTGCTTGCCGTTGCGTGAGAATGCACCGTCTTTCGTGAATAAGCAGCGAACGCCGTCAAGCTTTGCTTGAATGTAAATTGGTCTTTTGAAGTCGATACGTGATTGATCGAACTTGTGTGCTAACATGGCTTTTTTCATTTTGTATATTTTTTATATTATTATCCTTCTTGTTTCGTATTTGTTTTGTAATTTTCATCGTACCGTTGTAGAGCTTTTTCTGGCTTACCTACAAATATAACAGTTCTAGTAGAAACTTTATATATAGACATATAAGTGTCGTGATCTGCTTTAGGGTATAAAGTATATATATACTCAGCCCAACCGATCTCGTTGTCTATTGCTTGTAGATACATTTGACCAGCTCGATCTTTGAATTTAGCTATGAACTGAGCTGCAAAGCAACCTGCTCCATTAGCTATCTCATTAAGATTTTTGTTACCGCCTAAGCCATTAATGATCTTTATATCTTTCAACCACTCTGCATACTCAACAGCCATATACTCTGGATAACCATCGTACTGTTGATATATGTTTACTAGCGCTAACTCAGCTCTAGTATGACCTTCACTGTAAGACAAACCTTCTTGTCTTGGTATTATTCTTGTTAAACTTCTTGTACCCATTATATTTTTATTATTTTTATTCCTGATTCTTCCATAAGATCAAGCCCTTCGGTTGATCCTTCATAAACTTCTTTGTATACTACCTTAATTATACCTGCTTGTATTATCAACTTACTGCAATCTCTACAGGGAGACAACGTACAGTACAGCGTAGATCCACTTGAACTGTTGGTAGATTTAGCTACTTTAACTATAGCGTTAGACTCTGCGTGTAGTACAGACCATTTTGTCCTGTCGTCTTCCTCGCAAGTGTTGCAGAAGCCAGAAGGCGTACCGTTATAACCAAAGGATAATATATTGTTATCTTTAACTATAATAGCACCGACCTTCTTTCTTTTGCATTTACTTAGCTGGCTAATTTCACCAGCTATGTTCATATACACTATGTCAAGTTCTTTAATATTAGGCATCGATCACCATGTCGTTTTGAAGTATCCAACCTTGATCTAGTAGTTCATCTTGCATTTCTTCTACTTTGTCTTCGAAGTAATGCTCATACGTTTCGTTAATAGCATCTATAAACTCGTAGTTACCAGTTTCTAGCTCTGAGAAAAATATATTAGCACCGTCTTTTATGCAGTTAGGTAGCTCTTCTAGCCAACCGTTTTCGTAGTAGTATACATTTTCACCTATACTAATATCATTAGGTTTACCATATGTAGCTACGTATAATTCATAGCTGTCGGCTGTTGATTCCATATAAAACCATCTATTGCAGCTGTCATCCCAGTCGCCCGTTATGCTAGCATCCCAATGATCTAATACTTTTTCTAATTGTTCTTCATGATCTGTGTCGTATGGTTGCTTAATACCTTTTTCTTCAAGCTTTTCCCATAATACTTCTTCTATTATAATTTTATCTGACATCTTCTAAGTGTTTTTTATATGTTAATTTAGTTATTTTACGCTCTAGGTCTTCACCGACCATTTTCCAATAGCCTTGTGCTATTATTGTTCGTTTACCAGCTGCTTCAGCTTTTACGATGTGTTGTTCTTGTTCTTTGATCCACATATCTAATGCAGAACTTATGCAGAACCTTTCAAATCCAGTTAATTTATTCATATTATTATTATCTTACTTGTTTCGTATTGTATTTGTAAATTAATCTAGTAGCACCATATATGCTTCAGGGTTTGCTTTTCTAAACCAGTCACAACCTTTTTGTACTATTGTCCAGTTTTTAGTCATGTTTGCACCCATAATTAGGTCGTACATAGCTGCTTCATCTGCGCTACAGTCATAGCTATCGCCTGAAAACGGGTTAGTGATCGTTTCGCCTTCAGAGTATTTGATACCATCAAACCACTCTGGTAATTCTTTTGTTTTGCTCATAATGTTTCTATTGTTAAATCGTTATCTTCTAAGAATAAATTACCGCCCCACCTGATGTCATACACATCAGCTTCATACATATCTATGCTACTAAATAAGTATATAGAGTATATAGTAGACATTTTAAGATCTTGGTACACTACAACTTCATCTAACTCTTTGTAGATAAGGTCGATAGAGAAATCGTAATCTAGTTTGTTTTTTTCTAATGCTGCTTTAACTTCTGGCTTTAGCCTGTGTAATAATGTAATTCTTTTCATATATTTTTATTTAATTTTATACTTAATATCCTACTGTCATCGTATTTATATTGTAAATGGTGGACATGGCAGGAATCGAACCTGCCTACCATAGCTTTATTACTTACCTACATAGCTTCATTGCCTCCTGGTCGGGTGTCATCACTATGACGGATAAGTAAACCTTCATCGAGCCGCTTATTACACCTCGTCAGGATTACGCCTTTAATCGCTATTTAAAATCCATTTATGCCCATATACCCAGTCATTTGCTACCTTTGCTCATGAAACAATTCCGGAGGAAGGAACGCTTGCCTTGATTTGATTCAATTTACCGAGGTTTGTTATTTATTCGCTGGGTGTGTCTTTAGCTTATTAAGCTTTGTAGTTTTTCTACAGATAGCTTAATTAGCTCTTGTCTTTTTTCGTGTGGTAGATCGTCTATCTGCCAATCCACCGTGTCTAGTAGCAGCTCTTGCATGTGTATAGCAACACCGCTAGCAATGTCTTCAATTTTCTTCTGCATCTCTTTCTTCTCTGATTAATAATTCTTCAACTTCACACCATAGCATATCGTCTATTTGATCTTTGCTGTAGTGTTCTTTTAACTTTGTGTAGGCTAATTCCCACGGTGATATAATTCTACTCATAATTTACATACATTACTATTGGTTTTTCTGTTAACATATACTCTACAAACATTAATCTATGACCTGCTTGCTCTATAAAGTCTTCTATCTTACCCATTGACGTGTTGTATCTATATCTATAGCACTTGCCATCGTCAAAGTCTAGTACAAAGAGATATGTTTGTTCGTTAAATATATTTTCCATGTTATTATTATCGATTACTATTCGTATTTGTTTTGTAATTTCTAAGGTAGAAGTCTAGCATATACTTCATACGTGCAAGTGGACTTAGTATTAGCTCACGCTCCCAACACATAGATCTTGTAGTTGATAAACTACCGTCATTGCTCATTACGGTCCACCTAGTTTCTTTAAGGTACTTCTTGTTTAGTTGATACCATCTACTTGTAGGAGATACTTTTCTTACATAACCTGACTTGTAGCAAGCGATGCGCTGGCCTGTTGGCATAAGAAATGATCTTGTACCATTACTACGCTGGCGAGTTGTAGTTACTTCTTGTATACCATATATTATTTCCATTGACTTTGCGAAAGCATCTTCCACCTTGTGGCGATCTTCGAATTTTATGCTACTGTAGTTATACATAAGTGTTACCGTTTATTGTGTACCATTGAGAGTACGAGTTATACTTCTTGTCTGCATAAAAGTAAGTTGTGTTTACTTTATTTAGCACTTGTGGTTCTTGATCGGTGTAAGTAATTTGTATTTTACTTGGTACTCCGAAGTCGTTTAATTCTAATGTTTTAATTTTATTCATATAGTGTATTTTATTATCTTAAGCATGTTCCATAACCTTTGCGCCTTGCGGCTTTATTAATACTATCTGCTTGTGACTTTGGCATAAACTGAAAGTTATTACCTGTTTTGTGGTTAGTGATAGGTACTGCGCCATAAGGTTCAGTTGTACTACACTTGACACAAGTTTTGTATGATAGTTTTATTCTTACTGGGTGTATTGGCCCGCCGCATTTGCAAATTTGTATATTCATGTTATTATTATCTTATAGTGTTCGTATTTGTATTGTAAATTCTAATACATTTCTCTTATCCACGATGGTATTTCACTTGATGACGCGATCTCTACACGATCATCATAGAATTTTAAGTACTCTTCTTCTTTTACCACGATCGATTGACCTGTTTCTTTTACGTGTACTATGTCAAATATTGAGGCGTGGAAAAATTCTGGTGTTGCTTTTTTAATGTTCTTCTGCATAATTTACTTTTACTTTATTAATTTCTTTTGTTATTCTTGCTACGAGTTGTATTTCTTCTGCGTCGAGTGCTTGCTCTCTTAGCGTTTCAAGCGCCCATATAATTAGTGTTTTATCCATATATTCTATCTTCTTCTGCTATTGAAAACTTAATTGACTCGCCTGACACTGCTCTATGACCTGCATATACTGTATGTTCTGTCAAGTGTTCTACTTCATTTATGAAGTCATACTGAGTGTAGCCAGCACCTTCAGGTACAGCTATGTTAAAACTTGTTATACCTCTCTTAGCGCAGTCTTTTGCTACATTTATAGCTGCATTTACTTTTGTTAGCATTGCTTTTTCTATTGATTGTTTACTTACTACTATCTTCATTTTGTTCTTGTTCTTTAATGTGCATGTTAGTTAATTCTAGGATTGATGGTATTGCGATCACCGCAAAGATATAACCCATCGCTGGTTCTTCTACTAAGAAGCAACCTACTGACTCGATCGATCCTACTATTGCTAATACTTTTAATATTGATTTCTTCATGGTTATCTTACTATTATTGTGTACATGGCGAACGCCATTGCTGTTACTACTGACAATACTGCCACTATTTGCGTGTATAGCATTGCTTTACTTAATTTTGTGTGTGAATGTTTCTGCATAATTATCCTTTACCTACTGTTTTGATTGATGTGATTTCACCTTTATCGTTGTTGTATGCTTTGATTATATCAAGTGCACCAGTTTCTTGATTACGTTTGTACATTAGTTTGTACGGGTGAGCTACTTTGTTCCAGTGTGGTATTCTTCTATTCATATTGTATATATATTATCTTACTTTATTCGTATTTATTTTGTATTTTCGTTTCTTCTATCAACTCCACGAGAGAATACAACTTCTGTTCCATCTGCGTAGCGATATAGTCTATCTAATGTTTCTGTGCTGTCATTCCAGCGTAGTATTGTTTCAAATTCTTTATTCATATTATTTTTCATTTCTTGCTTTATTTATTAGTTCTTGTACTTGCTCGCGAGTTAGTTCACCAGCCATTTGTTTTAGTATTACTTGAGTGAAGTCGATCGTTTCTTTTGAGTTGTTTAATATTACTTGCATAGTAGTTATGGTGAGAATCGAACTCACATTTAAGTGCCAACATAACTTGATTTAGAGTTTCCAGTGTACACTACACAACTTCTGCGTTACGTAGTGGAGTTGGAACACTTGTACTGGAAGTGTATGATTTGTACTTTTCCCAGCAGTTCATCGCTTCGAGTTTATCTTTCATTACTTCGAACGCTTTGTCGTGATTGTACTCAAATGTTTTACCATTTTTGAACTCGACTTTGATTACAGTGTTTTTACCGATTAGTGATTTTCTGATTACGAAACGTTTGCTTGTGATTGAATTTTGATTTGACATAAGTTATTATTATTTATTAGTTAATTATTATTTGTTTGTTTGTATTAGTATTATCCAGTTTACATCGTATTTAGTTTGTAAAAGTATATACTTTGTTTTGTTATTGTTTTGTTGTTAGTAGTATTGCTCACACTCTTTCTACTTCTGTTTAAAGTTTATTAGTAGAAATGATTCATCTGATAGTGGACAGTTTAAGTGTTGAAACTCTATTCCATAAGTTATTAAGTATTTAGCGAGTTTGAATATATCATGTATGTAAGAGTAGCAGACTAGGTAATCTTCTGGATTTTCCAGTTGTAGATGTTCTACGTATTCTTCGTTGTCGATGAGTAGATCGATCTCTTCAGATAGAGTTTGTAAGTTTCGAAAGTGTTTGTGTGTTAATATCATATGTTAGTATTATCTTTATTAGTTCGTATTAATTTTGTAAGTTATTGATTTAAGAATAATTTATTTAAGTAGTTAGTTCTTTGTTGGAGTAATAGTGTAAGATCTATTGTTAGTAGTTGATATGTTACTCCATTGTTGAAAGCATTTTGTATGTACTTTTCTATGAATGGATCGACTGATCCGTCAGCTGGAGACGGTGCATGTTCGTAGAATAAATCTGCTGCATAATCTGTTAGTGTTTCTAAGTACTCGTCGTAAGTTAATGTTTGTTTGTTATTCATTTGTAGTTGTTATTCATATATATTATCTAGATACTCTCGTATTAAGATTGTAAGGTGCTATACATAGAATGTCTGTAGTAATATGTGAAATAATCTAAGGAAATATAATTATAGCTGAGGTAAGATCGTAGGTAATCGCCCAGGAAAACGCCATAAAATTATCTGGAACGGATCTAAATAGGGTGGGGCTGGTGATAAAAATAGCATTTTACTTTTATAAGTGGGCGGCGAGGTGTATAGTAGTAACACAAAACCCCTATATATCTAACGTGCCAAAAATAGTGACATTAGCCTATAAGAGTATATAAGTAACAGGCTTTTGTCACCCTTTTTAAATAGTGACCTTTACATGTGATTATCCTAACATGGCAATAAAACGAGCAGGTAACTCACAAGGTCTATCACCAGTTGCGCTACGACGTAAACGTGCTAGAGACAAGGCAGCAGCAATGACGCCTAAGAGACGTAAGCGAAAAGCCGAGAACCAAGCATACGGCCAAAGGTCAGATTCCGACATCCACCATGAACCAAACGGAGTATTGCGAAGAACCTCTATAGCCTATAACCGAGCTACTCACACCAGAGGAGAAGTTAACAAATCCGCGTAACTAGGGTCCGTGGAACCAAATGCACCCTAGACAAACCAACCAACCTAATATACAATGACGTATCTTTATTACAGGACCAACAATACGTGGAGTGGTCAACCACAAGTATCAGAAGACACAATTAGCTTCTGGAAACACCTATCTAACAAAGCAAACTGGAGGATAGTTCAATTACCAAATGGGTACTACCAAACAGAGTACAAACACATCGACAATAGTTGGTGCGACGTAACACGCCGAGAGACCATCGAGTCTGCTGAGGCAGCAATTGATGCTAGCATCGAACACTACACTAAGAAACTAGATTATCTAGAAGGACCGAAAGTAGTTAAAACATTTGATAAGTAATTAATAACAAAACAATTTAATTTAATGGAATATAATTTACCAAGTCAGATTGTCAAGAATTTAGATTTTGGCACTGATGCAAAAACGAAAGTTATAAGTGGCGTTGAGAAGCTAGCGAAAGCAGTTAAATCAACCTTAGGCGCTTCAGGAAAATGTGTCATCTATGAAGATGGCATGGGAAAACCGGTGATCACAAAAGATGGTGTAACCGTTGCGGATAGCGTAGTCTTACACGACCCGGTTGAAAACATAGGTGCCACACTTATTAAGGAAGCCTCTAAAAATACAGTGAAAGAAGCAGGTGACGGTACCACTACGGCTATCGTCCTTGCTGAATCACTTATTAAAGAGGTCAATAAAGAGCAATACAAAGCATGTTCGGTGCGAGAGATTAAAAATGGCATCGACACAGGCCTTGCTCAAGCTACGGCAATATTAGAAAACATGAGTGTTAAGGTTAAAAACTCTACACTAGATCACGTTAGTTCTATTAGCTGTAACAATGACAACCAACTTGGCAGCATAATAGCCAAGGCTTATAAAAAAGTTGGCAAAAATGGTGTGGTTTTGATGGAAGAGTCACAAACAGATGAAACATACGTTGATGTAGTTGACGGTGTACAAATAGAATCTGGGCTTACATCACCATACTTTGCTACTAATACTGAAAAGAACAGGTGTGAACTTGAAAATCCGGTTATATTGATCGTTTCAAGCAAGATACCTAACCTTAGAAAGATACAAAGTGTACTTGAATACGTTATAAAGAACAAAAAACCACTACTTTTAGTAGCTGAAGTTGAGCAACAGGTCAAATCAGCACTTTTAATGAATAAAGTAAAAGGTAATATTAACGTAAATATCATAGATCCTCCAGGTTTTGGGCCAACGCGCAAAGAAACTATAGATGATTTAGCCATTTTAACAGGTGCAGAGGTTATAAATGAAGAATTAGGTGATGATTTAGACCTAATACAGCCAGATTCGCTTGGTCAAGCCAAGTTTGTGGTTACAGACAGTAAAAATACTGTTATAACTACGCTACCAATTGACGAAAGCTTAGCTGGTAGAATAAAAGAAGTTAAAGATCAGATTAAAGCTGAGAAAAATGGCTACATAAAGCGCAAACTAGAGCAAAGACTAGCTATGCTATCAGGTTCTGTCGGTGTTGTGCGCGTAGGAGCAAACTCAAAAGTTGAGTTGAAAGAGAAAAAAGACAGGGTGGAGGATGCAATATATGCAGTCAAGGCGGCTCTGCAAGAAGGTATAGTACCTGGCGGAGGTGTAGCTCTAATGGACGCGGCTTCTGAGCTTGAAAATATTCATGCAAACTTAGAGATGAGTGATAACGCAGGTTTAGAAATATTTTGCAACGCAATAAGAGCACCATATAAGACTATATTAGATAATGCTGGTATAGCTTACGAAATAAAAGGTGACAAAGGTATTGGTTGTAACGTAATAACTGGTGAAAATGTTAATATGATTGATAATGGCATTGTAGATCCATTACTAGTTACTAAGACAGCGCTTAAAAATGCAGTGAGTGTTGTTTCTACTATAATTTCTGCAGATTGTGTAATATCTAATATAAGAATACCAAATGCGAGCAGTTAGTTATTACATGATAGTTAAGACTATCAAAGAAAAGAAACAAATCGCTGGGTTAGATATTACAGACAGCATCGATAGTGAAAATAGGTACTTAAAAGGAGAGATCATTAGTAATGGTGATCTTATACCTGATACGCTAAGCGAAGGAGACATAGTATACTATGATAGGCACGCTGGGCACAGTATAACTAAAAACGACACTATATATCAAGTTATTCAAATACAAGACGTAGTAATCGTAGAATAATGAGGGTTACTGCATCTGATTTAAAACAAATGCAATTATTTAAGTATTACAGGCTCGTTAGAAAATGGGCCTGTAAAACTTATAATCTAACCGATGCCGAGTTAGAGCTATTGATAGCTTTAGACTGCATTGGCAGATTTACTAGACAAGAATTTATAGAAGGGACATATACTATGTCTTGGAACAAACAACGGTGGGATAAGCTTAGGCAAGAAGGGTGGATAGAGACATGGAGGCACCGTAACCGCACTACAATCAAATACAGCATTTTTAAGACATCATTTAAATGCCAACAGCTAATAAGCAGAATATACAGAATATTGCTGGCTGAAGAAGACTTACCTACTTCTGAACGTAGTGTTTTTTTTAAAAACAAATCTTACACAGACAAGGTATTCAACTCAGCCATTGATAAAATGATCAACGACAAAACACGATAATGGCAAAACCAATCACAAACAGAGTAAAAAACAGCAAAACACCTGTAATTAGAAAAGATCTAGACGGAGGTGTAATTGCAGAAGCAAATAACGATGGGTCTATATATGTAGACAAAAGCGTTAAAAAAGGTTCACCTCTTGAAAAAGAAGCTATTGCACACGAAAAAGTTCATTTAAACCAAATGAATCGTGGCGATTTAAACTATGACGACAATAACGTTTACTGGAAAGGTAAAGCATATCCTAGATCATCTATGAATGAAGGTGCTAAAAACCTACCTTGGGAAAAGGAAGCGTATGATAAAACTAAGCATATGAAAAATAAAAAGAAAAGTTCACCGACTAAAATGTCAGACACAGACCTAGTTGCAAATAATAAGCAGACGCATAAAAAGTTTACAAACTATGGCGACGTATTAAAAGGTAAGCCTACAAGTTCAGCTGAAGATGGAGGCGGAAATGTAGACAATGACGAGCTTTCTGTTATAGAGAGACAACTACAGAAACAAAAAGTAAAAAAACATAAAGAAGAATTAGCGTCAAATACTTTAAAATCAAAAGGCATAGACGTAGATCTTCCTGGACCTATTGTGCCTACGCTTATGGATATGATCCCAGTAACCCCAATAACAATGAAAGCAACACCTATAACAATGAAGTCTAGAAGAGATTATAATTCTCCATTAAATTATAACTCTCCATTAAAAGATAACGAAACTACAGCTAGTAAAGAATATACTGAAGAGTCAAGAAAAGTAATAAGAGACGGCAAGTATGGTACTTTAACTACTAAAAACTCAAGTTCAAAAGGGTCTTCAAGAGGTTCTTCAAATGTAACGCAAGCACCTATAGGAACTAAGATGGCTCAAAATCCTGCTGAATACATGAAAACTCTTAGAGAGAAATTTCCTAATGCAACAGGTTCTGAACTAGCAGAAAAAAATTGGTTAAGTAATACAGGAGGATCTGCTTATGATAAAAAATATCCTAACGTAAGTGGCACTGGTGATAGTGGCAGCTCAGATATTTCTTCGTCAACATTCAAGCAGGATACTATTGTTGTAAAAGGTACGAAGGGAACTCCAGGTACGTATAATATGCCTTTTTACGAAGCTAGAAACCTAAACCTAGCAGCTAAGCAAAAACGTCAAACGCAAAATAGAGATATAAGGCAAGGTACAAGAGACTATTATAAGCAGTTAGCAGTAGACGAAGGAAAAAAAACTAAAAGAAAAGATAGAGAAAAAATAAATCCAGACACTGGCCTACCTTTTGCTAACGTTAAAGAGCTTATGGAGTTTAGAGCAAAAGCTAGATCTAATATGCAAGCTAAAGCTGGTAAAAACTATGGTGCCACTACTGGTACTACAGATACTACTAGAGGAGCTACGGCTGATGATGCTCCTGATGGAACTCCTGTTGTAGACTCAAAGACAAACTTAGCTAAAATAAAAAACACTTCTAACCAGAAAGATGTTAAGTTGAGCGAAGGAAGCAGCTTAAATCAAGGCAAACAAATAACAGGTCTTAGTGGTAACTCAGCATTTGGAATGAATTCAAACAAAGACAAAACACCTTTTAAAATGGGTGGTTTTGGGTCAAAAAATAAAAACAACTAAAAATGAAAGCAACAAACATTTATCAAACGTTAAAAACTAAAGGATATGGTACTGATGGTACTAAACCTCAACTACCAGGCGTAGGATCTCCTTTAAAAAAATCTCCTTACAAATTTAATGCAGGTTTAAAGAAAGCTGCAGCAGACGGTAAGCTAGACAACAATCCCAAGTTCAAAGATGCAGTAGAATCTTCTCCGGCTAAGTTGGCTCCAGTTGTAGCAGCTGTAGGTAAAAAACTATTAGTAGGTGCAGCTAAAAAAATGATAGCTAAAAAAGCAGCTGAAAAAGCTTCTCCAGCTAAAAAATACGCAAGCGATGCTCAAAGAAAAGCAGTTCATGCTAGCAAGGCAGAAAAGAAAAGCCCAGCCGCTATGAAAGACAATGGTAAGAAAGCAAAGCTAATAAGCGAGAAGACAGATCCTAAGACTGGTGTTACAACTAAGAAGTACGACGTAGGTACTAATATGCCTAGAATAGTAAAAACTAAAAAATCTCCAGCTAAAATGGAATTAGGCGGAGGAAAAGGACAAATAAGAAAAGCTAAAAGACAAGCTAAGAAGCAACAAAGAAAAAGATCTGGACAATCTTGTTTGTCTGCTAGGTACAAAAAATAACTATGAGTAATAAAAAGAAATTTAAAGACACTAAGGTCGGTAAGTTTCTATCTCAAAAAGGACCTAGTATAGTAGAAGCAGTGGGCGACGTGCTACCTGATGCTGGTGTACTAGGTTTAGTTAAAAAGCTAATAGAAAAAGAAGATCCGGTAGTTTTACCACCTCAAGATAAAGAGACTGCGCTAAAGCTACTAGAACAAGATATGGTGGAAATGCAAGAAGTATCTAAGCGTTGGGTTAGTGATATGCAATCAGATTCGTGGTTGTCTAAGAACACTAGGCCGATGACTTTAATATTCTTAACTATATCTATGATAATATTAATACTTCTAGACAGCTTTGAAATAAACTTCTCAGTGGATAAAGGCTGGGTTGATCTTTTAAAGTCTCTTCTTATAACCGTGTATGTTGCTTACTTCGGTTCTAGAGGAGCAGAAAAATATAAATCAATAAGTAAGAATGGCTAGAATAAATACGTACTCTACAGATACTACTGTACAGAAAGATGATAAATTGCTGGGCTCTAACGCAGGTGGAGCTACAAGAAACTTTAGTATAGAGGACATAAGTACGTTTCAAGCTAATACAAACGCTACAGGTATAGTAGGTCAAATTCCTTATGTATATCATAACAATAGTTTTGGAGGCAACTCTTCTAGGCAATCAGGATCATTAACTACAAACACAAGCAATGCGTCAACTAGCTTTAGCGCTATAACTACGGTTAAGGTTAGTAAGTTTCCATATGGTAATACTTCTGAAATAGTTTCAGTAATTGAGAGCTTTTTAGATAAAGGCATTATAATAGCGCGTAATGATAACCATAACCATTTTGGCGTATACACTTGTACTGCTGTCACGCAGGATTCTTCAGAAACAAACTTTTACGACTTAACGTTAACATATAAAAATGGTAACGGCAGCTTACAAGCAAACGAATTTTATTCAATATTATTATATTCTGGTGCCCAAGACAAAGATCACAGGCACAACCAAACTTCAGCAAGTTCTACTTGGGTTATAAATCATAACTTAAACAAATACCCAAATGTAACGGCTTTTGACTCAGCAGGTAGTCAAGCTATTGGCTCTATAGTGTTCAATAGCAAAAACCAACTGACAATAACTTTTTCCGCTTCATTTAGCGGAACTGCATATGTAAACTAAAAATAAAAAAAAATTATGGCATTAGAATATTACGCTAGTATTGATCTCAACAAGAACGAACTACAAAACGCAGTAGTGCATCCTTTAGGCTCTGCACCATCTTCACCGGTAGAAGGTCAGATATATTATGACTCTACAGTTGGAGACAAAAAAATATACTTATATAATGGCTCAGCATGGGTTGCTATCGGAGAGGCACAAAGCTTTGCAGCTGGTGAAGGTATAGATGTTGGTACGTCTGGCGATACTATAACTATATCAGGTGAAGACGCTACTACGTCAAACAAAGGTATTGCGTCGTTTGCTACTGCTGATTTTGCTGTAAGCTCAGGAGCTGTAAGCATTAAGACGGGTGGCGTAAGTAACGATCAACTCGCTGGATCAATTGCCAACGGCAAACTTGCCAACTCTAGTATTACTATTGGTAATAGTACTATAGCTTTAGGCGGTACAGATACCAGTCTAACCGGTTTAACAGATATAGATTTAACATCAGGTGATAAAACGATACTTGATGGCATTGGAGCTAATACTTTAACAATTGGTGCTTCTAGTACTAGCATAGTAATACCTGGTGATCTTCAAGTTACAGGAACAATAACTACTAATAACGTAGAAACTATATCTACATCTAATGGTATAGTATTTGAAGGATCTGTAGCTGACGCTAACGAATTAACATTACTAGCTGGATCTTTAACAGGTGATAGAACTGTAACTTTAGCAGACTTAACAGGACACGTAGCTGTATTTGCAGCGGTGCCTACTGCAACGATAACAGCTACTCCAGCTGAATTAAACTTGCTAGATGGTATTACAACATTAAGTGGATCTAACACTGGTGATGAGCCTGATGCTAGTACCACTACAAAAGGTATTATAGAAATAGCTACAAGCGCTGAAGTACAAACTGGTACTGATGCTGCTAGAGCTGTTACACCTGATACTCTTGCTGCTAAATCTGTAACTGCTCAGATAGACGTAAGCCAATCAAACTTTATTTCAAATAAATATGCTGAGATAACTCACGGCTTAGGTACAGAAGATGTATTAGTTCAGTTATTTGATGCAACAACAAAACAAACAGTTTATGCTGATGTAGCTAGAACAGATAAGGCTGACTCTGCTTCTACTAGCAAAGTAAAAATATCTTTCGGTGTTGTTCCAAGCAACGATGTTGATGTTATTATTACTTCAGTTAAAGGAGCTTCAGCTGGTACGGTAGCGTACGCATAACAATTAAATACAATTAATGGGAGATATTAAATTTTACTCACCGGTAGATTTCGACGATACTTCGTCAGGCGTAACAATAGAAGGTAATCTTATAGCCAACGCTAACGTTGGTATTGGCACTGCTAGTCCAAGCTACAAGCTTCATGTTAGTGGAGCTGTAAAAGGAAATGACTTTTTTGGAAACTTATTTTCTGTAGGTAATGAAGGAAAAGTAGTTAGTACCTCGACACTAGGTTTACAACTTCAAGCTACTGGTGGTTCAAAACCTATAACTTTTTCTACTAATGTAGGTGGTACTACAGAAAAGATGCGTATCTCTCATGATGGCAATGTCGGTATTGGAACCACTAGTCCTGGATCTACTTTGCCAACGGACTCGGAAACTGCTACTAAGACTTTACAATTAACAGGTGTAAGTGGAAGTACAGGTGATACTGCTGTTTTACTTAGAAGTTCAGATAATTCTTCGGGATTAGATTTATGGCATAATGCTTCAACAGGAGATTCTTACATTGACAATAGGTATAACTCAGATCAAGGAGATACTATATTCAGAGCTAAAACTGCGGGAACCCCGTTAGAAGCACTTAGAATCACAGGTGCAGGCAACGTAGGTATAGGAACCACTAGTCCTGCTCAAAAGCTACATATAAGCGGAAATTTATTATTAGAAAACAATAATGAAATAAGACAAAAAGACTCAGGAGGAACTCAAAGAACTATTATAGAATTAGATTCTTCTAATGATCTAAATATTGGTGGTAGTTACTCAGGAGCGTTAAAGTTTATCGGTGGTGGGTCTTACGCTGAGGTAATGCGTATCCACGATAACGGCAACGTCGGTATAGGTACAACAAGTCCTAGTAAAAAGCTAACAGTAAGAACAAGCACTACTTCTGATGGAGTATACTTAGAGACTTCACAGCCTATAACGTATGCAAAAATATACAATAGCAACTCAGAGTCTTTCCCTGTAGGAAATTTAAATTTAGCATACGGTACTAATAGTACTGCTAACATTCAAGCATTAAGCAATAGAATGTCTTTAAAAGGAGGTTATACTACGGGGGGTCAAATATCTTTCCTGTCTGCTTCTACAGAGATAATGAGAATGACTTCTACCGGTCTTGGTATAGGTACTACTAGTCCAAGTCAGAAACTTCATGTAGACGGTCACACTCTTATTAGTGCTGAGAAATATTATTACGTAGCCGGAACAGGTGCTGGTGTTGGTAGTGACGCTTCTGGCAATTTAATATTACGGCAAAACAGCGCTAATCTAATGACTACGTCTGGTAGTAACGCAACTTTTGCAGGTAGCGTTACGTTATCAAGCGCTGGCCCTTTGTTATATCTCGCTAATACAACATCTACAACTGGTAAAACTTGGAGGTTTAGTTCAGCATCAAATGGTAAATTCTTTATTACACAAGAGGGTGTTGTAGATGCTGTTACACTTGACCACACATCTGGTAATGCAACTTTTGCAGGTCACATAGCTTTAGCAGACAGTAAAGAAATTAGATTAGGTGCAAGTTCTGACCTTCAGATATACCACAATGGAACTACAGGTAATAATAATATAGAAAATAATGGAGGTAATCTTTACTTTACACAGTATGTAGATGATGGAGATATTTACTTTAGAAATGATGATGGATCTGGTGGTGTAACTGAATATTTTAGATTAGATGGTGGCCAAACACAGACAATATTTATTGAAAACAATACAGGTCCTTTATATATTAAAAATAATGCAGATGACCAAGATATAATTTTTCAATCTGATAACGGTTCAGGGGGCGTCACAGAATATTTTAGATTAGATGGTGGTGAGGGAATTACAATAGCCAGTCGCGACATCAGAATGATCGACAATAAAGGTTTTGTAATGGGAACTGATGGTGACTCTTTTATAAAACACACAGGCGCTCAGTTTTCGTTTTTTAACGACACTGGTCATGCGATTTTTTATAATAGAGCAAACGATAAAAACTTTCAATTTCACACAGATGACGGATCTGGAGGCACTACCGCATACTTAACCTTAGAAGGCTCTAGTACTCACGCTTACTTCTCAAATCCAGGCAATGTAGGTATTGGTACTACTAGTCCAAGTCAGAAGCTAGAGGTTGCAGGTACACTTGGTGTTACAGGATCAACAACTTTAGCTGGTTTAAGTGCATCATCTGTAACTACTCCTCTTATACAATTACAAAGTGATTTAAACATACTAAACAAAGCGCAAACTGCTTACATAACTTTAGCTGATAGAGATACAAGCGGTAGTGAGGTTGTATATAATTTAGCAAATGTAGGTTCTGCAACTTTTGCAGGTAGTATCAACGTAGGTAATACAAGTAAAATTGAAAAAGCACAAAATACAACTCAATTTGATAGAGATTCTTTCTTAAGGTTACACCCATCAGCAACTACGAATTCAGGTGGATATACTAATATGATTTTTGGAACTAGCACTGCTAATAATTTTGGGGTTGCTATTGGTGGTCGAAGAGCAGGAACTGGCGATACAAGTTCCAACAATAATCCTGAATTTTCTGTAAGAATATTAAATGATTCAATTACAGGAACAGAAGTATTAAATATAAATACTGCTGGAAACGCAACTTTTGCAGGGGATGTTTATATACCTTCAAAGTTAGAGCATACTGGAGATAGTGATACTTTTTTGAATTTTTCAGATGATACTATAACACTAAGCGCAGGTGGGTCTTCTACAACTTTTTCAGGTAATGGTAATGCAACTTTTGCAGGTAATGTAGCTTTAGCAGATGGTAAAGAAATAAGATTAGGAGCAGGAACTGATTTAAAATTATATTCAAACGGAACAGATGGTTATGTTGTAGCGCCTGTAGATGATTTAGTTTTACAAGCTGCTGATGACGTGTTTATATATACACAAGGTGGTGAAGACGCTATTATAGCAAGAGGAGATGGAGGGGTTGAGTTATACCACAACAACGCTAAAAAACTTGAAACTACAAGCACAGGAGTCAGTGTTACAGGCGGAGCAACTTTTGCAGGCAACGTCGGGATCGGAACAACTAGTCCAGGTGATAAATTAGAAGTTGCAGGGCTTACTAACTACACAGGGTTGACATTAAAAGGTGCTGGTGCTTCAAGACCTGCACTTACATTTAAAAATGTAAATCAAAGCTTATTAGGTGCTATTTACGGAACAGAAGGTAGAGCAATGACTTTTGAAGCAGGAGGCGACGGTACGACAGGAGTTGTTGCAATGACAATAGATAGTTCAGGTAAAGTAGGTATTGGAACACCTTCACCGGCTACAAAACTGCACTTAGCTGATGCTTCAGATATTTACCTTACTTTAGAGTCAACCAGTACAGACACCCCAGAAGAAGTTGCTGTTAAATATAACAACTTTTCAACAGGTTCTAATTATTGGTGGGAAGGCTTAAACCAATCCGCGAACTGGTCGCTAGGTTATGGAACATCATTCAGCGGCTCTAGTACAAGATTATTAGTAGACACTTCTGGCAACGTAGGGATTGGTACGACTAGTCCCGCAGAGAAGTTAACAGTTTCAGGTGACTCTAATATTACAGGTAAGCTAGCGGTAGGGTCTTCTGCGGCTCACCCATCATTTGCGTTTTACAATCAGCTAACAGCTTATTTTAACGGAGCTGTTACAATAGATGATACGTTAACCCAGTCAGGTGGCGGAACCTCAAGCTTCTCCGGCAACGTTGGTATTGGAACTACTAGTCCTTCAGCTAAGCTGCACGTTAGGTCTGCTTTTGCAGGTAGTTTTACATACGAAACAACTGCTGACGATCTAATTGTAGAATCTAACGCTAACGGTGGGATAACTATTGCAACCGCGGCGGCTAATACTGGTAGAGTTATATTTGCTTCACCGGATGACGCAACAGGTAGTGAAATATCGTTTAACGCCTCTGGCGCTTTAATGAAGATAGGTACTACTACTGGTTCAGGTCAACTAGTTTTGCAGTCTGGAAATGGATCAGAAGCTTTACGCGCAAACTCCTCGGGTAACATTGGTATAGGAACTACTAGTCCAGGTCAAAAGCTTGAAGTTAACGGAACAGTTAAATCATCAGGACTTCACGTTACAGCAGCCCCTAGAATAGATTCAGGTGGAGGTAATTCACCTGGACCTCAGCCTTTTCAAAGTCCTTCTGAAGCTATATCCATGTCAGGTGGAAATACAAGTATATATTTATCAGAACCTGATGAGTGGTTAGTAGTTAATATAAGTGGAACAGACTACGTGATACCAGCATACGAGGCATGATAAAGCTAACATCTGAATTAAAGAAAAAAATAGAAGATCAAGGTAAAAAACTAATACCTATAACTTTGGAACAACTTAGCAAAGCTAAAAAATTAACAAATAAAAACAAAAAAAATGATTAATTACAATTGGAACTGTAAAACAGTAGACGTAAAACCTACAGAAGGAGACTTAAGCAACGTAGTGTACAATGTGCATTGGATAGTTGAGGCTTCAAAAGGTGACATTAGTACAACATCTATAGGTACTAAGCAAGTAGAAGTAGACGAAGATGTAGACTTTGTAGACTTTGACAATTTAACAAACGCAACAGTAGTTGGATGGGTTAAAGAAGCTATGGGTGAAGATGAAGTAGATGCTATAGAAGCTGGTTTAGCTGCAAATATCGCAGAAAAAGAAAACCCTACGTCTGTAACTATGACAATAGAAGACTAATATTAGTAAAAAACGTGAAAATAGCGTAATAATACAGAAGTAAACAAATTAAATTTTATTATGGACTTAAAAATTAAAGACGAACAATTAACAAAGCTACAAGCTTTAGTAAATCAAATTAGCCAAACGCAAATGGAGCTTGGCCAAGTTGAATCTAGAAAATTTGACTTAATAGCAGCTATCCCTGCTTTTAGAAAAGACTTAGAAGTTTTTCAAAAAGAGCTTGAAGAAGAATACGGCAAGGTTACTATTAACGTACATGACGGAACAATCAAGCAAGAAGAAGATGGAGCTGATAAGAAAGATTAGTATAGGTAAAGATTATAAAAACGAAGCAATGCATTACTCCGTAGGCCAAGAGGTTTACGGAGGACATATAATAGATTCGATACTTGAAGAAGATGAAAAGTATAGGATTTACATTACTAAAAATAATGAGGTTTTGCCATGGAAAGACTTTAACAAGAACATGGCCATTGCAGTTGAATATAATTTAGAATATTAATGCACGGTTGGGATAGTTTTATAGTGTCACCCATTAGATCAAGATACGACAACACTAAAAAGGTTGGTGACGTAGATCTTATATTAAACACTGAGATATTTACTCATAAGAACGTAAGCAATAACGCTATAGTTGTTGGTTTGCCAAAGAATAAAAAAACTGATATACAAGTTGGTGATGAGGTTATCATACACCATAATGTATTTAGAAGATGGCATGACGTCAGGGGCAAAGAACAGAACAGTAGAAGCTTTTTTACTGAAGACAAATACTTTGTTAGCGACGATCAGTTATACATATATAAACACAACGAAGAATGGAAATCACTAGATGACTATTGCTTTGTAAAACCTATAGCTAACGATGATATGTTTTCTTTAGAAAAAGAAAAACCATTAGTTGGTATAGTTAAATACTCTAATGATATTTTAAGAAGTAGAGGTATAGAAGTAGGAGATAAAGTAGGGTTTATACCTAATAGCGAGTTTGAGTTTATTATAGATGGCGAGCGTGTTTATAGAGTAAGAACAAAAGTAATTACAATTAAATATGAACACGAAGGAGAAGAAAGAGAGTATAATCCAAGCTGGGTATAAAGCAGTCGAAGAGCTAATTAAGGTAGCACAAGAAAAGATCATTACAAATACTGAAGATGATGTTTCAGCTGATAGACTTAAAAACGCTGCTGCTACAAAAAAGCTAGCTATATTCGATGCCTTTGAAATACTTACACGTATCGAAAATGAAAAAGCTGTACTAGAAAATAAACCTGTTAAAGAAAAAGAAGCTGCATTTAGTGGCTTTGCTGAAAGGAGGAGCAAGTGATGTACCAGCAGAGTTTATATAAAATAGTTGACGATCACGTACCTATTAATTCAATAAAAAGATTAAATAAAGCTAAACGCTGGGAATATGGCTACAACAAAGAACATGATATTGTTGTAATAAGTAAGACTGGTAAGATAGGTGATATATACGAAATACAGAACTTAAAAATAGCTTTACCACCAATAAATAATGCTCATAAGTTTAAAAGCGATAAATGGGAGGTGACTCCTTATCCTAAGGAACTTAATAGAGTTAAAACAATATTCGACTGGAAAGGACTTCCAAATGAATTTAAAAACGAATACATAGATTATATTGAAAGCGAATTTAAGAAAAGAGAAGAAGGTTTTTGGTTTTACAATAACGGTAAACCTACTTATATTACTGGTACTCATTATATGTACCTTCAGTGGTCAAAAATTGATGTTGGTAACCCAGACTTTAGGGAAGCCAATAGGTTGTTCTACATATTCTGGGAAGCATGCAAAGCAGACAAAAGGTCTTATGGAATGTGCTATCTTAAAAATCGTAGATCAGGATTCTCATTTATGGCGTCAGGAGAAACTGTTAATCAAGCAACTATTAGTTCAGATGCACGATTCGGAATATTGTCCAAATCTGGACCAGACGCCAAGAAAATGTTCACAGATAAAGTTGTACCAATATCAGTTAATTATCCATTCTTTTTTAAACCAATACAGGACGGAATGGACAGACCAAAGACCGAGCTTGCGTACAGAGTCCCCGCTTCTAAACTTACAAGACGGAACATTACTAGCACCGACAAACCTGAGGAACTCGATGGACTGGATACAACCATAGACTGGAAGAACACTGGTGACAACAGTTATGATGGTGAAAAATTAAGACTACTAGTGCACGATGAGAGCGGTAAATGGGACAAACCAAATAACATACTTAATAACTGGCGAGTTACAAAGACTTGTCTTAGGTTAGGTAGTAGAGTTATCGGTAAATGCATGATGGGTTCAACCAGTAATGCTTTAGACAAAGGTGGTAACGAATTTAAAAAACTCTACTATGATTCAGATGTTACAAAACGAAACAGAAACGGACAGACAAATTCGGGCCTCTATTCTTTGTTCATACCTATGGAATGGAACTACGAGGGATTCATTGATTCTAATGGACTACCTGTGTTCGAAACACCTGAACGAGAGGTTGTTGACCCACATGGAGATATAATCGATGTAGGTGTACTTAGTCATTGGCAGAATGAAGCAGAAGGTCTAAAGTCAGATCAAGACGCTTTAAACGAATTTTATAGACAGTTTCCTAGAACTGAAGAACACGCTTTCAGAGACGAAACTAAAAATAGTATATTTAATTTAACTAAGATATACGAGCAAATAGATTATAACGAAGAAACTGTTGATTTAAACGTTGGTAATTTTCAGTGGCTAAATGGAGTAAAAGATACTAAGGTAATGTTTTTACCTAATCAAAAAGGTAGATTTAAAGTCAACTGGGTGCCTCCGCTAGCATTACAAAACAAAATAATTATAAAAAATGGAACGAAACATCCTGGCAACGAGCATATAGGAGCTTTTGGATGTGATTCTTATGACATATCTGGTACTGTAGACGGTAGAGGTTCTAAAGGATCTTTGCATGGGCTTACAAAGTTTAGCATGGAAGACGCACCAGCTAATGAGTTCTTTTTAGAATACATAGCTAGACCTCAAACTGCTGAAATATTTTTTGAAGACGTATTAATGGCGCTTATTTTTTACGGCATGCCAATACTAGCAGAGAACAATAAACCAAGATTGTTGTACTATTTAAAAAGAAGAGGATACAGAGGATTTTCTATGAACAGGCCAGACAAAGTGTGGAACAAATTATCTGTAACAGAAAGAGAGATTGGTGGTATGCCAAACTCAAGTGAAGACATAAAGCAAGCGCACGCAGCAGCTATAGAAATGTATATAAATGATCACGTAGGAGAAAGCAACGAAGACTTTGGTTCAATGCCTTTTAACGATACACTAAATGATTGGGCAAAATTCGACATAACTAGAAGAACAAAATTTGATGCTGCAATTAGTTCTGGTTTAGCGATCATGGCTTGTAACAGACATCTATATTCGCCAAAGCAAAATACAGAGAGAAAAAAATTAAACTTAACGATAGCCAAGTATAAAAATAAAGGCTTAAATTCAAAAATAATAGAAAGATAATATGGCTGAGTCAGTTACATCACATTATTTTCCTAGTCAAGTTGTTAGTGACATAGAGAAAGTCTCGAAAGAGTATGGACTTAAAGTTGGTAAGGCTATAGAGTATGAGTGGTTCAAAAGAGACACTGGTACAAATAGATTTGCTAGTAATCAAAACAACTTTCACAAACTACGTTTGTATGCTAGAGGAGAACAATCAATACAAAAATATAAAGATGAGTTGTCGATTAATGGCGATTTAAGTTACTTAAACTTAGACTGGAAACCTATTCCTATTATACCTAAATTTGTTGACATAGTAGTCAACGGAATATCAGAGAGAACATTTGATATAAAAGCATATTCGCAAGATCCATATGGAGTTTCTAAAAGAACCAAGTACATGGAAGATATAATTGCGGATATGAAAACTAGGGATCTTAATGAGTTTGCTCAAGAAGCTTTTGGTGTTACTATAGCTAGTACACCTCCTGAGCAGCTTCCTGACAGCGAAGAAGAACTACAGTTGCATATGCAGCTAAATTACAAGCAAGCCGTAGAGATAGCTGAAGAACAAGCTATCAACACTATATTAGAAGGCAATAGGTATGAGCTGATAAAGAAGAGAGTTAATTATGATTTAACAGTTATAGGAATTGGGGCTATAAAAAACACATTTACAAAATCTGAAGGAGTAAAAGTAGAATACGTTGATCCAGCAAATATAGTTTACTCATACACTGAGTCTCCTTATTTTGACGATATATACTATATAGGTGAAATAAAAACAGTACCAATAAATGAGCTTAAAAAAGAGTTTCCAGATCTAACTAATGATGATTTGGAAAAAATGAGTAAGCAAGGTTATCAGTCTACTGGTTTTTATAATAGAAGTCTAGCTGAGTCTACCAACTTAGATAGAAATCAAGTTCAAGTGTTGTATTTTAATTTTAAGACTTATGCAAACGAAGTATATAAAGTAAAAGAAACCGCTACCGGAGCTAGCAAGGTGATAGTTAAAGACGATCAATTTAATCCACCTAACGAAGTACTGGAGGAAAGGTTTGGTAAAATGTCTAAGCAAATAGAGGTTTTATACGAAGGAGCTTTAGTTTTAGGTACTAGTCAGCTATTAAAGTGGGAGTTAGCTAAAAATATGATGAGACCTAAGAGTGACTACACTAAGGTCAAAATGAACTACTCAGTTGTAGCTCCTAGAATGTATAAAGGTAAAATTGAATCTTTAGTAAGTAGAACAACTAGTTTTGCTGACATGATACAACTTACGCATTTAAAGTTGCAACAAGTAATGTCGCGCATGATACCTGATGGTATATACTTAGATGCTGATGGCTTAGCTGAAATAGATTTAGGTAATGGAACAAACTATAATCCACAAGAAGCTTTAAACATGTTCTTCCAAACAGGTAGTATAATTGGTAGATCAATGACTGCTGATGGAGACATGAATCCAGGTAAAGTACCTATTCAGGAGATACAGAGCGGCTCAGGAGGAGCTAAATTAGCTTCACTGATACAAACATACAACTACTACCTTCAAATGATCAGAGATGTCACCGGATTGAACGAGGCGCGTGATGGTAGTACACCTGATAAAAACGCTTTAGTAGGTATACAAAAAATGGCGGCAGCAAACTCAAACACTGCCACTAGACATATACTACAAAGTGGTTTATTTTTAACAGCTGAACTTGCGGAGTGTGTATCTCTAAGGATATCTGATATAATAGAGTACTCACCAACAAGAGATGCTTTTATACAAAAAATAGGTGGTCACAACGTAGCTACATTAGCTGAGATGGGTAGTTTACATTTATATGACTTTGGTATATTCATAGAATTAACGCCAGATGATGAGCAGAAACAGATGCTTGAGAACAATATTCAAATAGCATTGTCTAAAAATGGTATAGAGCTAGAAGATGCTATAGATGTTAGAGAAATTAAAAACATAAAGCTTGCTAATCAAGTATTAAAAATACGAAGAAAAAAGAAAGCTCAGCAAGACCAACTTATGCAGCAGCAGAACATCCAAGCTCAAGCACAAGCAAACGCACAAGCGCAGCAAGTAGCTGCTCAAGCTGAAGTTCAGAAAAATCAAGCGTTATCTCAAGGCAAGATACAAGTAGAGCAAAGCATGATGCAAATGGAGATGCAAAAAATGCAGCAAGAAGCTATGCTTAAGAAAGAGCTAATGAATCACGAGTTTCAGTTAAACATGCAAATTAAGCAAATGGAGACTGAAATATTAAAAGAACGAGAATCACAGAAAGAAGATCGTAAAGATGAAAGAACTAAAATTCAAGCTTCACAACAGTCTGAATTAATAGATCAAAGAAAAAAAGAAAGTCCACCTAAAAACTTCGAGTCATCGGGTAATGATATAATGGGTGGCGGTTTTGGATTAAATGCTTTTGATCCAAGATAATACAAAACTATACAATTTTATAATATTTTATTATGGCTAAAAAAAAGAAAGTCGAAGCGGTCGAAGAGATCGTTGACGTAAAACAAGAAGAGGTTGTTGAAGAAACTCCTCAAGCAGAAGAACCTAAAGTTAAAAACGAAGTTCTTGAAGACGGTACTATTAAGGTAGATCTAAGGCAAAACGAAAATGTTGACAAAGAAGCGAATGATGACGTTGTGAAAGTAGAGATACCATCTACTACTGCAGAAGAACCTACAGAAGAGATTACTGAAGAACCTGTGGCTGAAGAACCTGTAGAGGATATGATAGCCTTAGAGGAAGTAACAGAAGAAGAGGTTGTTGAAAAACTAGAAGAGGACATAGAAGAAGCTATAGAAAAAGCTGAAGAAGAAGGTACTAAACTTCCTGAAAACATTCAGAAGGTGGTTGACTTTATGGACGAAACTGGAGGAACTTTAGAAGATTATGTTGAATTAAATAAAGATTACTCAAAAATGAGTGATAATGATTTATTGAACGAGTACTTTAAACAAACTAAACCTCACCTAACTGACGAAGAAAGATCTTTTGTAATGGAAGACCTTTATTCCTACGATGAAGAACTCGATGAAGAGCGAGATATAAAAAGAAAGAAATTGGCATTAAAAGAGCAAGTTGCAAATGCTAAAAACCACCTAGACGGGTTAAAGTCTAAATATTACGATGAAATCAAAGCTGGCTCTAGGTTGAACCCGGAACAACAAAAAGCTATGGATTTCTTCAACCGTTACAACAAAAATCAGACAGTAGCTGAAGACAACGCTAAGTTTTTTAAACGTAAGACTAATGAAGTTTTCTCTGATGGATTCAAAGGTTTTGAATACAGCATAGGAGACAAGAGATTTAGATTGAATGTTAAAGATACAGACAGTGTTAAAGAAAACCAAATGGACATTGGAAATTTTGTAAACAAGTTCCTTAACAAGGAAACTAGTAAAATTGAAGATGCTAAAGGTTATCACAAGTCTTTATTTACTGCAATGAACCCTGATGTAGTAGCTAATCATTTCTACCAGCAAGGAAAAGCGGATGCTTTAAAAGAAAGTATGTCTAAGGCAAAAAATGTCGACATGTCACCTAGAGGTACTTTAGCAAACGAAAACATTCCTGGTGGTATGAAAGTTAGAGCTGTGCCGTCTGGAGAGTCATCTTCTGATTTTAAAATTAAGATTGGTCAAAACAGATCAACAAACAGAATTACTTAAACATTAAAAAATAAAAAAACAAAATTATGGCAATTTCACAAACGGGTGCTGTTTTAAAACACGTAACCCCAAGACCTACTAAAGACCTTTTTGGAGACAATTATTTGTCTTTCAACGGAGGTAGCGGAGCAGGAGACACTAACTCATTTGCAGCTCAATTCTTACCAGAAATCTATGAGAAAGAAGTTGAAAGATACGGAAAACGTACAATCAACGGATTCTTAAGAATGGTTGGAGCTGAGATGCCTTTGGCTTCAGATCAAGTTATTTGGTCAGAGCAAGGAAGACTACACGTAGCGTATGATGCTGCTGAATCTGGAGCTGATACAGTTCAAGTTAACAGCGCGTCTGGTAATACTATTACTCTTCCAGCTAGCCACTTAGTTAAAATTCATGACACAATTATCGTGTCTAACGCTGGTAGCACAAAAGTACTTAAATGTCTTGTTACAGCAGTTACAAACACAGGTATAACTGTAAAGCCTTACACTCAAGCTACGCTAGCTACTTCTGGTAGCGCTGCTTTCGTTGGTGGCGAAGACATTAAGCTTTTCGTATACGGTACTGAGTATACTAAAGGATCTTCTGGGATCACTGGTTCTATAGATGCTTCTTTTCAACAGTTCTCAAATCGACCAGTTATCATGCGTGACAGATACCAAGTTAATGGTTCTGACACTGCTCAAATCGGTTGGGTTGAAGTAACTACTGAGAATGGTGCCTCTGGCTACCTATGGTACTTAAAGTCTGAGCACGAAGCTCGTTTACGTTTTGAAGACCAAATCGAAATGATGATGGTTGAAGGCGAAAAAGCTGCTCAAACAATGGGAACTAATTTCTTAAATGTTCAAGGAACTGAAGGTTTATTTGCTGCCGTAGAATCAAGAGGTGTTGTTTATAGCGGTACTGATTTTGATACATATAGAACTGGAGCTTCAGATGCTACAGGTGTACAGTTCAGCCACACAGGCCTTGACACTTTTGATACTATACTACAAGAGTTAGACAAACAAGGTGCTATTGAAGAAAACATGATGTTCTTAGACAGAGCTACAACTCTAGAAATTGACAAAATGTTAGCTTCTCAAAACGCATACCAAGTTGGTGGTACTTCTTATGGAGTATTCAACAACTCTGAAGATATGGCTTTAAATTTAGGTTTCTCTGGATTCAGACGAGGTTCTTATGACTTCTACAAGTCTGACTGGAAATACTTAAATGATTCTACTACTAGAGGATTAATCGGAGACATTGAAGGTTTGATGGTACCTGCTGGTACTTCTACCGTTTACGATCAGTCTTTAGGTAAAAACATATCTAGACCTTTCTTACACGTACGTTACCGAGCTTCTGAAGCTGATGACAGAAAAATGAAATCTTGGATCACTGGATCTGTAGGTGGAAACTATACATCTGATGCAGACGAAATGGTAGTAAACTTCTTGTCAGAAAGATGTCTATGTGTACAAGCAGCGAATAACTTCGTATTGCTTAAAGCATAAACAGCAATTAATGTAAATAATTACCCTCGTTTAAATAACGGGGGTAATATTTACCTTTTAAATTTTTAAATTATATTATATCATGAAAATAACAAAGCCCAAAAATTGGGAAATCAAAGATCGAGTTTACGTACTCAACAACGAAGCTGCACCTGTGGCTTTAGTAATATCATCTAAACATAGTAGAAGAAAACCTATGCTATGGTTCGACGAAGAAACTGGAGTACAAAGAGAACTAAGATACGCTACGAATCAAAACTCGCCTATAGTAGACGAACAGAGAGGGCAAGCCACTTTAGGCCATATTGTGTTTAGAAATGGACAACTTAACGTGCCTAAAGAAAATCAAGCATTGCAATTAATGCTTTCATTATATCACCCAAAGCGTAATATAACGTACTCAGAGTTTGAACCTCAAGTTATAGCTGATAACCAAGTAGATTGGATAGAGTTAGAGATAGAGGCGTTAAACTTAGCGCAAAGTTTAGATATAGATGCAGCAGAAGCTATACTTAGAGTAGAGCAAGGCTCTAAAGTATCTAAGATGAGTTCTAAGGAGATTAAAAGAGATCTACTAGTGTATGCTAGAAACAATCCTCAAGCCTTCATAGAATTAGCAGAAGATGACAATGTTCAACTGAGAAACATTGGAGTCAAAGCCGTTGAGGCAAACATTATAAAACTAGCTGACAACAACAGAGTGTTTAAGTGGGCTAGTAACGGTAGAAAATTATTTACCGTACCATTTGAAGAACAACCCTATTCTGCATTAGCCGCATGGTTTAAGACAGACGAAGGTGTTGAAGTATTCAATGCTATTGAAAAGAAACTAAATTAATAGTCACTTATAGGATGTGGTCATCTGTGTAGGTGGCCACAAACTATATAAAAAGAAATTATGGCAGTAAATATAAATACAGTTTATCTAAGAGTTTTAGCTATAGCCAACAAAGAGCAAAGAGGCTATATAACTCCGCAAGAATTTAATACGCTTGCTAATCAAGCTCAGTTAGATATATTCGAGCAGTATTTTTATGATCTTAATCAGTTTTTAAGATTACCAGGCAATGATACAATTCATGCTGATCCTGTCGATATGCTCGAAGAAAAAATAGAAAAGTTTTCTATATTTAACGCACCTGCAACAAACGCTAACTTAGACATACTTCAAGTTTACAGACTTGGAGCTGTTTTTGCTAGAGTTTCTATAAATGGTGCTACTCAAATAATAGAAGCACAACACATGAGTCACAGTGAGTTAAGGCAATATCTAAGTTCGCCATTAACTGCTCCAGCTAAAACTAGACCTATGTATACTATAGATAATAATTCTATAGTAATGCACGGAGTTGCAGTTGACGGCACAAATATTAATTATATAAAAAAACCTGTAGATGTATACTGGGGATACAATATAATTAACGGAGAAGCACTATACAATCCAGCAACATCAACAAACTTTGAGCTTCATGCTTCAGAAGAAACTGAATTAGTTTTAAAAATATTATCGCTTGCTGGTGTAGTAATACGAGATCCACAACTGTATCAAATAGCTGCTACAGAAGACGCTAAAAGTATTCAACAAGAAAAACAATAAGAAATGGCATTATTTAAGGGAACACAACAACAATACTACGACAATAGTAAGACATTTACAGGCAATGGATCAACTACAGCTTTTGTTTTAGGTTTTAGTCCTGCGCCATTATTAGAGTCTGATATAGACGTTTTCGTTGATGGCACAGAAATAGACAATGGAGATTATGTATATAACTCAGGAACACTAACATTTTCATCAGCGCCCGCGAGTGGAGCTTTAATATTAGTAAGAGAAATAAACGTAGATGATCAGCTTGGTAATTACCAATATATAACTTTGCAAGATATAACAAATAACTTTAGAGTTGCGTACGTTGGCGAAGGTAAGATAATATCTAAAGTTAAAATACCTGATATAAACTTCCATGCTCAAAGAGCAATGCAAGAATTTAGTTATGATACTTTAAAATCTGAAAAGTCTCAAGAGATAGAGCTACCACCTTCTTTGAAAATGAAGCTACCTCATGATTATGTTAATTATGTTCAGTTTTCCTGGAAAGACAACGCAGGTGTAGAGAGAATAATATATCCAGTGAGGAAAACTAGTAATCCTATGGCGATACTACAAGATGGTAATTATAATTATGTTTTTGGTGATGATAATAAGCTACTTACGTTAGAAGATTCAGAAACTTGGAAAACATTTAAAGCTAACTCTGACAATGATAACACAGTAGAAAACGTAAGTGGACCAGACACTGATGCTACTTTAGCTGAAGGCAGAAGATATGGATTAACACCTGAGCATGCACAGTTTAACGGATTGTTTTTTATAGATAATTCTAGAGGGTATGTATTTTTTAGTTCAGATCTTAACGGCAAAGTAATAACTATAAAATACATAAGTGATGGCCTTGGAACTGAAGACGAAATGCGAGTTCATAAGTTCGCTGAAGAAGCTATATACAAATACATAGCACACGCAATATTAGCATCTAGAGTAAATACTCCAGAATATGTAGTGGCAAGATTTAAAAAAGAAAGAAGAGCCGCTATTAGACAAGCTAAATTAAGATTATCTAACCTAAAAATAGAAGAGATAAATCTTGTAATGAAAAACAAATCTAAAATAATTAAGCACTAAGCATGGCAGAATTGAAAAGAACGTTTAGCAAAGGAGCTATGAACAAAGACCTCGATGAGAGACTTAGTTACCTAACGGTCAATATAGAGACGCACTAAACGTTCAAGTGTCTACATCTGAAGGTGCTGATGTAGGTGCTTTACAAAATATACTAGGTAATAAGCTACCATATGCTGCTAGTATAGCTTCTAATTTAGGTATTAATGCTATTTGTATAGGATCTATAAGAAGAGATGAAACTGAATGTATATATTGGTTTGCTGTTAGTCAAACTAAAAGCTTAGTAATAGAATATAATCAATTGCAACTAACACTGCAACTCCAATATTAGTAGACACTAAAAGAGTTTTAATTTTAGTAGAAAGAACTTAATAACTGGCGTAGAAATATTAGATGATTTTTTAATTTGGACTGACGACAAATCAGAGCCAAAAATTATAAAAATAACTGATTGGAAAGGTACACTAACAATGCATGGACGCACACGCAAGTTGGTGGCTGAACTTTGAAGAAAAGCATTGTACTGTTATAAAAGAAGGACCAAAAGTAGCTCCTACGTTAAAAATGAGTAAAACAACTAGAGAAGGTCCTATATCTAACTACTTCAATTGGTAAGTCATTTACGTTTCAAAATGACGATGGTGATTTTGAAGCTGTACCTGTTGGAGCATATACTAATCAAAACGGTGACAATGTTGCAGACTCTGCTTTAAATAGACCTTTAGCTAATCCTGTGAATAGCGAAGTTATATTTTCTGGTTCTATACCAGACTTTAAAGAAGGAGATAAACTTAAAATAACTCTACTTGATGACCAAGGAGAAGAGGCTAATGATGATGTTTTTGTTGTGGCATCGGTAGAGCAAGCTTTTAAAGCTTATCCAAAAATATTTAAAATAAGTATAGACGCTGTAGATTCTAACATTCAAGAAAATGTAAGAAACTGGAAAGTTGAATTAATACAAAAGCCAGCTCTTTTTGAAACAAAATTTGTCAGATTTGCTTATAGATATAAGTATAAAGACGGCGAATATTCTACTATATCGCCTTTTAGCCAGGTTGCGTTTATAGGAGATGAATTTGACTATAACCCTAAAAAAGGTTATAACCTAGGCATGGTTAATCAGCTAAGAAAACTAGAGATTAGAGACTGGGCAGCCAACGTACCGTACAACGTAGTAGAAGTAGACATACTTTATAAAGATTCTGTTTCTAATAACATATATGTGGTAAAAAGCATAAAGACAACTGATGATGAGTTTACAGACTCCGGAGCCTTTATAGATCCGTACACAGGCAGAATTAACATAGATTCTGAATTAATATACAAAGTACTACCATCTAACCAAATACTTAGGCCATATGACAACGTTCCTAAAAGAGCAAAAGCACTGTCTGTCTCTGGTAATAGGTTGATGTTTGGTAACTATGTAGAGAATTACGACATATCTAGCGAAGGTAAAGAAATAACAGTAAAGTTTGCGTTTACTACTACTAGTGCCGAGTACTCTACTACTAACGCGATACCTTCTGTAAAATCACAAAGAACATATCAAGTAGGCGTAGTATATAGAGACAAGTACGGCAGAGAGACACCTGTGTTAACAGACACCACTGGATCAATGGCTCTTAATAAAGGCTACGCTGTAAGTAGAAATCATTTTAGAGTTAGGATTACTAGCCCAATTCCAGATTGGGTAGATACATTTAAGTACTATATAAGAGAAGTGTCTCAGCCATACTATAATTTGGCTATGGATAGACATTATCCGGCTGAAGATGGCAACACTTGGATAGCGTTTCCTTCATCAGAAAGAAACAAGCTGCAAGATGACTCTTTTATAACATTAAAAAAAGAGCACGACACTGATAAATTTGTTTCTAATGAAGCAAAATACAAAGTTTTAGCTATAGACAACGAAGCTCCTGATTTTATAAAACAAGAATTAGTTTCCAAAGGTACATTAAAAAGGTCTCTGGTAGGGGCTGGTTCCGGTAGTATATTTCACTCTTTAAGTGGATATCCTCTTTCGTCTGGCAGCTATATAGATATAAAGTACGGAGACTGGGTTAGGATATATGGAGGAACTGGTAGTGAAATATTATCAGCTACACCTGTGCATCAATTAAATGATTTAGTATTGGTTATATCTGATGAGAACAATAAAACTAAAAAATACGAAATTGCAAATATACAGTATCTTTCAGAAGTACCAGAGCAAGCGTACAGAGTAAATCTAGAAAAAAGGTTAGATTCTGAAGATGTTGCGTTTATAGAGCCTTACAGTGCTTCAGAGGAAAAGCTTTTTATAGAAATTTTTCAAAAAGTTACTAAAGCAAAGCCAGAGTTTCAAGGCAGATTTTTCGCTAAAATACAAAGAGACTCTATACTGGACGAAGCTATTTTATTAGCACAGTCAGACAGTGAGCTTAGAATAACACAAAATATACCTACTATTGCTGCAGGAGATTTAAAGAGAAAAGATGGCCATTTTTGGACAGGTTTTAAGTCAAGATGGTATTGGGATTATCATTGGTACGACGAGCACCTTGCATCGTATGGACCGCTTGTTGGTGAAAGAACTCAATCTTTTCCTGGTGGATTAAGGCAAAACTCTCCAGGGTGGGGTATTGATTCAGGTGGGGATATTATAGAAATTGCATTTAATAACTTTGGTTCTGGTGCAGATAATTTTAAAGAAGGGTTGGACAACTGGAGCAACTTTGGACGAGGCAATATAAATACTGAATTTAGGGGATTTGTTAGAAGCCTAGAAACAATTGGTACAAAATTTAGATTTACAGATGATCCTAGTAAAGACGAAAACGTGTACACAATAAAGTCTTTTGCTAGAACACATGCTATAGCATATAACAATGGTAAAAAGAAGTTTAATGGTAAAAGAGATCGCGATAAAAGAGGAATATGGGCAACTGAAAGAGTTATAAGATGGACTCTAAAACTAGACAAACCTATTGTTTGGTCTCCAAAAGACAACACAAAGATATATAGAAATATCCTTGGGCAAACTGAAGTGGAAACCCAACTTGTTTCTGGTCTTGAAATACTACAAACTTTTTTTGAAGATGAAGGGTTCACCTCTGAAAACCCAGCTGTTTTTGAAACAGAACCAAAAGAAGTGGCAGAGCTAGATATATATTATGAAGCTAGCGATGCATACGAAAAAGCTGCGCACGGATCTACTCAAAGATTATTCTATAGTAATTGCTATAGCTTTGGCAACGGTGTTGAGTCAGACAGAATAAGAGATGATTTCAATGCTCCTACAATAGGTAAGGGTGTCAGAGCGTCAACAGTTCTTGAAGAACAATACAAAGAAGTTCGTAAGAAGTCTGACATAATATTTTCTGGTATATATAATTCGACTTCTAGTATTAATAGATTAAATCAGTTTATACAAGCAGAGCAAATAACAAAAGCCATAAATCCAGCCTACGGATCTATACAGCTTATGCAGTTTAGATTAGGTAAGCTAGATGTTTACTTAGAAGATAATATAATTAGTATATTATCTAACAAGGACGCATTGTTTAACGCAGACGGTAGTAAAAACGTAGTTTCAAGCACTAATGTGTTGGGATCTGCACAGCCTTACGCTGGAGACTTTGGTATAAGCACTAATCCAGAGTCGTACGCCAGGTACGGAAACAGAGCTTATTTTTCTGATAAAAACAGAGGTGTAATATTAAGGCTTTCTGGTAATGGATTAGAGCCAATATCAAGGTATGGGTTAGAAGATTATTTTAGAGACAAACTAGCAGACGCAGAACAAGCTATAGGTAGTTACGATGAGAATAAAAAAGAATATGCTTTAACATTTACAAATTCTACTAAAAGAAGTACGTACGACGATACTGTTACTTTCAAAGAAGATGTAAACGGTTGGAACTCAAGAAAAAGCTATATACAAGAAAACGGCTTGTCGTTAAACAATACATATTACACTTTTAAAAACGGTGAGATATGGTCTCACACCAATGAAACTAGAAATAACTTTTACGGAGCTCAATATGAGTCTTCTGTTAAGTTCATATTTAACGATGCGCCTGGTAGTGTTAAATCGTTTAAAACGTTAAACTATGAAGGATCTCAAGCTAGGGTATTTTTAGATAATCCAGACGCAAGCAACAACCCAGACACAGACAATAAGTTTGAAAATAGATTAGCTAAAAGTGGATGGTGGGTTGATTCAATAGAATCTGATCTTCAGAGTGGACAGATAAAAACATTTAAAAATAAAGAAGGTAAGTGGTTTTATAATATACTAGGAACTGAAACTACTTCTGCAAATTTAGACACTAAAGAATACTCAGTTCAAGGCTTAGGATATATAAGTGCAATAACAGGAGCTGCAGGTAACCAAATAGAAATAATAATAGAATAATATGGCATTGATAAATTGTAGCATGGAAAAAAAGACGGCTGTATTGACGTCTGGATCAAGTAATGCAACTAGCATAGACTTAGAAATAATTCCTGATGCAGGTTTTGTAATTGCTGCTAGAGACTTTTCTGCAGGAGCTAACCCTGATGCGGCTAAAATACAAAGTATAACTTTATCTGATACTGCTACTTCTGGAGGTCCACAAAACGATGGTAGCTACACAGTAGGTAATAAAGTAAAAGTTACTGTAGATTTTGTCAATAGTCATGCATTCAGCGAAAGCATAACTTTCGATATAAATCCTAGCGGAGCTGCTACTGAAAAACATTTAGTACCTATTAAAATTCAAGGAACTTTTGTAGTACCAGGCTCTCCTAGTAAAGTTACTTTTACTCCGTCAAGTGTTTTAGATTTTGCATCGTCTGGATCATCAACTGACTTTTATGCGTATGATAATCCAGGTGACATAGTTACTATTATGGTAATGACTATAGCTGCTACTTCTGGTGATTTCATAGATATAAGCCCTACGATAGCTATAACTAACTCTAGTGAAGCGACGGCTAGCCAAGACTATAACGTAGAAAGAGTAGAAACAAGAGACTCATCAAGCAGGCTAACGCAAGTAGTTTATACTGTAAAGCTAACTGTTCCTAAAGTAGATAGAACTGGAGACGTTATAACGTTTGCAGCTGTAGGTGAAGATATACCAGGAATTGAAAATAAAATATATGGCTATATAATGGACACTAGGCCAGCCAATTTATTTATAATAAATAGGGATTTACGAATATTTGCTGACGCAGGCGCTAAGTTTAGAATAAAAATGCAAAGAGGCACTATATCAGGCTCAACATTTACCACTGATACTAATGATGGTGTATATGTGTTTGACAACTCTAAGACTACTATAGCTGGTATATTCGAAGCGGCAACATCTACTACAACTTATCCATCTAAAATAGTAAGCGACGGAAGTTACGATCCAGAAACGAATCCAGTGACAGTTGATGCTTCAGGAGTGTTTTTTAAAAATATAGTAATACCTGCGGACGCCGAAAGCAAAGTGTATAGGTTTACAATTACACCAGAAACTGGAACAACAGTAGATTTAAATGCTCCAGACATAGATACCAGTACTAACCCAGATGTTATAACTTTTGATATAACAAGAAGAGACTTTGTGACTATAGAAGCTGCATCTAATCATACTGTTCCAAACAATGCATTTTCAAGAACAGTTACTAGCACAATAGAATATTTCAACCACTTAGGTCAATCTATAGGAGTTACAAAGCCTACAGGTAAAAAAGAAACTCAACCAAATGAGCCTTTAAACACTTATGATTACGACTTAGTTATAAGAGATCAGTCTGTAGATTTCCATTTGCCAAATCAATCAAACTCTTATTTGTTAAGCGATTTGAATTATACTACTACGCTTAACGATGGTATAATAGAAGAACCTACAATATTGGCAGAACTAAGAGCAAATGCTAATGGTTTTAATGCGGCAGAAATAAACGCAGCTGAATCTCCAAACCATACAGCAGCAAACGGTAACGATGTGGTATCACCAATAGTATTAACACTAGCTCAAAGGCAAGCCTTAACTAGTAAGTCTAGCTTTAATGCTTTTAGTTTTAGTGACGCTTATACTGTGGCAGGAGATGATGGCCATTTTAAAATAAAGTTTTTTACAACTGACGCCACACCTGTATACAAAAGTCAAACTATACTTATAGATAGCGATGGTGATGTTGCAGGAGGAAGCGAGCAACAGAATACTACCTCTATATCTTCTCCAACTGTAAACAGGGAGTTTTTATACTTAAGCGGAAGAAGTTTAAGCGTACTAAAATGGGGTACAAGTGCTATGAGCGTTACTCACAATTTAAATACTTTTGCATTTAATGCAGCACAAGCCTCTGTAACAACTTTACAAATATCTTTAAACATATCTCAAAATGTACAAAAGTTTGTAAACGATCTTTTAACCATAGCAGGATATACAAATAGCAGCTCGTTCTCTATATCTAAGCAAGTATCTAATGATGCAACTTCGTATAGTGTTTGGTAATATAACAACGGCCACTAGAGCTGTTAAATTTACTATAACAGGTGCAGTTTTAGACGCGCAAGACGGGCTTCCTTTAAATTTTTCTACTGGAAACTACTCGTTGCTGTTTCAAAAAGGAGATTGCAGCACGGAACTTGCAGGTGCAACATTGTCTGTTGAAAACTCACCGGTAGCAGTCGCGCTTAGTAATGGCACAGCCATTAATAGAGAGCTAGCTGTAGGCGCCGGAGATCCTAAAATATTTTCTGTAATATTAGATTTTGGTGCAGGAGCATTGAGCTCGCTAAGTGCTTCTACAAGCTACTATATAGATTTAAATGTAGTGCATAGGCTAAGCAACCAATATAAGTCTATAAAAGACATGGAAGACGACTACACTTTAACAGCTGGCGGATCAGGACTAGCATCATACTAACAAAAAGACATGCCAAGTATAACATTTACATTAACTCACCCACTAAATCAAGCGATACAGCAAGGAACTACTGACGTAGCATACTACGCTGACACCAGCACTTACACTTTCTCTAACTCAACTACGGTAGACTTTGCCGACACTTTTGTTAGATTAGGTGCTATAACGGCTGTAAATTATGCAACTAAGCAAATAACGTGCGACGTTGCTGATAATACGATACTGCCAGCATCTAATGACTTTTTGTTTTTTAGCAAAGATAATAGAGCAAATATGACGAGCTTACTTGGCTACTATGCTGAGGTTGAAGTAAAAAATAATTCTACAGAAAAAGCAGAGCTTTTTGCTATGGGGTCTGAGATATTTGAAAGTAGTAAATAATGTGTAACTATATAGATATAAAATGAAAGAATCACCATTAAAATTAAACCCTATGGCTATAGCCCAAGGAGTAGGAGGCCTAGCAAGCATAGCAGGAGGGCTAATAGGTAGAAAAGACGCCATGTCTCAATTAGCTGCGGATAAAAGAAACTATGATACAAACATAGCAAGATTTTCTGAACTCGATACATCTAATCCGTACGCGGACATGGAGAACGTATATGAAGATCTAACAGTGAACACTCAAGCAGCTGACTTTACGGCTCAACAACAGGCTCAAGGAATGGCTAACACTATGGACCAATTCAAAGGAGCCGCAGGTGGTAGCGGTATTGCGCTCTAGCGCAAGCCATGGCGCAGCAGCAATCTGCTAATGCTCAAAAAGCATCTGTAGACATAGGTCACAAGAAAGATCTAACCAAATGGCAGAAAGATCAGCGGCTGGTCAATTGCAGCAAATGGAAAGACAAGGGGATGTTATGTCTAGAAACATGGAGCGCCAAAAAACAGTTGGACTTTTAGGTCTAGCTGGAGACCAACTTGCAGCGTCTAGACAGAATATTCAAGCAAGAAATAAAGCTATAATGTCTGGCATAGGTCAATTAGCAGGAGGAGTTGCTAAACTAGGCCCGTTAGTTCCTGAGGCACAAGAAAAAAACCAATTACCGTAATATGAGACAAATTAATAGTATAAGATATCAGAAGTATACAATAAATTTTTAGACGTAGGAGCTGCTTTTAATGAAGGCTAATGATGGCTACTAGAGGTGGAACTATTTCTACTAACAATCCTGTTGGAGCTGTTAAAAATAATTACGAATCTAAAATTGAAAATTATTTAAACAAACTTCCTCAAGGTGCCGATTTAACTAAAGTACCAGACGCTTACAGGAATGATGTGCAGAAGTTTTTAATGGGTCAGAAACAAAACTATGTTAAACTATCTAGAGAATTAAGCCAATATGAAGTAGGTAGTAATAGATATATAGACTTACAAGGTCAAATGAATAACATATCTAACTCATTTAAGAACCTTAACAGTCAGCTTGCAAACTACTCAGAGAAAAAAGTTGAGTTGATGAATAACATCAAAAAAAAGACAACTTCTTTGTACGGAGAGAATCAAGCGAATGTAAATCTTCTTTCAAATATTTTTAGCGAAGAATATCCAATATCTATAGATGAGTTTGGCAGAATAAGTTTCATAGGTGACGACAAAGTGTTAAAGTATGAAGATATACCAAGTTATAACACTAAAGAATACAAGCTATCAGAAGCTATAACAAATATGAGTGTTAAAGCATACACCTCTGGCAAAAAAATGCTTAAAGGAGGTATAATGTATACTAAATACAAGAATGATATTACAAGTGCTATTGATCAAGGTGGTAAAGCTTCTTTAATGTCTTTAATACACGATGGTTTAGTAGGAAAAACTAAGATGATTAGCGATCCTTATATAGCTGAAAACGTTAAGGCATATGAAAGTGGTGCGATTAATTTTGAAGCACTTAGAGATGTAGTTGTAGATAACTACATGGACGTTGTCGTTAGAAATAGTAACACTGGTTACAAAGCAAAGCAAGTTGCTGCCTCAAGAATACAGCCGCCAACAGGAGACGTAGGAAGTGGTTATTACAGAGGAGAATTTAGAGGCGATTTCTTAGTAAGTGAAAAGAAAGATGGTACAGTGCTAAGAAGAGAAAACATTAAGACGGGAGAGATAAGTTATATAGATAGAACTACAGGAAGAATAATTGAACAAGGTGGAAATAAACTATCTATGGATGAAGCCACTATGATCGTACCTGAAGGCAAACAATATGAAGGACTTGATCCAAAAACAATAATTGATGTTGGTAATGCAATGACTTTAGATGAAGCTACCGAAGAAATGAGTGGAGTCAAAAAAGTAAAAAAGACTATGGCTCAAATTAGAAAAGAAAACCCTAATTTATCCTCAACAAAGACATACGAAATATACATAAATCAATAAATATGTTTGAAACAGAAGACGGAATAGTTAATGTAGACTCTCTAAGTTTAGAAGACCAAATTGTTTTTTTTGAAAGATATCCTAATGCAAAGCTAGTTAAAGAAGAAGATCTTAAAATAGTTGCAAGAGAAAATCCTACTGCTGCAAAACCTTCTGACATGCAGTTCGGATCAGATGTTGAAGAAATAAAGCTAAAGTCCGACGTAGACATGGCTAAAATAAGAGAAGACGTTAGAGTCGCTGAAATAAGAACTACAAAACCTAAGTCTATAGAGTTGGAAGAGTTTGAAGAAATTTATGAAGAAGATAGAGATAAGAGAATAAATGAGTTTAGACAAGCTGAGTTTTATGCTAGTAGAGATTCAAATGTAATACCTACTCAAGATGGCTATGTTATTGGCGAAGCTAGTAAAGATAAATTTGATAATGATGAAACTTGGAAAGACTACCAAAAGTGGGTTGAATCTGGTAGAATAGAAACCTACGACGAGCTAGATTTAGATTTTCAAATTGAAAAACAATACGAGCTAAACGATTTAAATATAGATTTAGATAAAACAAATATATATTATAATCCTCAAAAAAATACATCTTTTGTAGACACACATTATGATGCAGAACTGCTTGAGAAAATGAATGTCAATATAGACGATTTTCAAGGGTTATTAAACAAAAAAGGACTAACAGAAGATTTTAGTAAAAAAATAAATAGAGGTACTTTTGATGAAAAGTCTGTAGAGCAAGGAAAAAGAGAAAACTTACTATTAAGTAAAGAAATGCTTTTGTCTACGTATTTAGATATATATTTAAATGACATAGATGAAAAAGCTAACAAAAAAGCTTTTATAGAAGAATACAATTATAACAAAAATAAATATAAAGACTTTGAAACTTTTGATGAAGCATATAGTAGTTTTATAAAAGAAAAAGGTGGAAAATTTACGACTTTTAACTTAGATGCTTACACTGAATATCAAACAAAAGCTTTACCTAATCTTAGCAAGGCAGCAAGTCAACTTGATAAAGACCAAGCTTTATTAATGGACAAAAGAAGCAAGCAGAGTAATGCTGAAGGAGCTATTAGAGGCTTAGGCGAAACTGCATATGAAGGTGGAGCAATGTTTGTATCTGGCGCAAAAGAGCTTACAATGTGGTTGAATGACATTTTTCCAACGCCTATAAGTACAAAAGTAAACGAGCAAAAACGTCTAATACAGATGGCGGAGCAATATAAAGATGCTAAGAATAAACTACAATACATGAATGTTAGCGGCAAATCTGTAGACTATAATGGTGTAAATTATTTGAAAGATGACAATGGAACACTTTACAATACTACTACTGGTTTAACTATAGGCGAATCTATAAGCGACGAAGAAAAGCAAAAAATATTAGATAAAATAGATAAAGAAGGCGTAGATGATTTTGACTTTAGTTTGAGAGGTTTTTCTAACTTTGCAGGCGCCGTGTTAGGTGATGTAGCTTTTCAAATACTAGGAACAAAAGGTGTTACTGGCGCAAGGCTTGCCGCATCTACAAAAGCTTTGGCTAAGGCTAATGGGTTTAAAAACGTAGCTCAATTTAAAAACTTTCAAAAATTAGCTTATATGCCTAAAGTTAAAAACGCGGGGACATTTGGAGTAAAGCTACCTATGGACGCTAGATACATAGATGCTGCGTTTGCTCAAGGTATTCAGGGAGCATTTAAAGGTTATAATAGCACACTTTTAGAGGCTAAAAGAGCAGGTCTAACTGATTCGGAAGCTGAAAAGCTAGCTAATAGCGCGTCGCTTCAGCTAGGTGTATTATATACGCTTACTGGCCCAATAAATCCTAAACTTCCTATGATTAACAAACTAGACGATTGGTTGTTAGGAAAAAGTGTTATTAATGATGCTTTAAAAAGTTATGTAAAAACTGGATCAAAAAAAGTTTTTAATGAATCTTTAGGTAACTCTATAAAAAAACTAATACCTACCAAAAGATCTGCAATAAGAGTTTTTAACGAAGGATTTAAAGAGTTTGGTCAAGAAGATATACAACAAAGAGCAGAAAACTTTGTTATCAATAGAAGCATAAATAATGAAGCAGGTATGGAGCTTCTAAAAGCAGATTATTCTGTTGATGACTTCATTGGAACAAGTGTGCTTTCTTTTTCTATAGGATCTTTAACTAGTGGTGGTCTTAGAATACCTGGATTTAAATCAGATCCTCATGCTAGACTTAGAAATTTATATGAAGTTTCGTTAAATCCAGAAAAGTCTAAAAGAATGCTAGCTGTTGCCGTTAGCAAAGGAACAATATCTCAAGAAGTTGCAGATGATATTATGGAACAAGCTACAGCTGTAGGGCTAGGCTTGAAAAAAGCACCTTCGTTTATGGGTTTAACTCCAGATCTAATGATCGAGTGGTCTCAAAAATACTCAGAACTTCAGCAAGAATTAAAAAAGAAAGAAGAGTTACACGAGAGTGGTCATGATTTAGATAAGATAGCAAAAATAAACTTAGAACTTAAAGATATAGTAGAAAGAGCTAGGGAAGAAGTAGCTGTCGAACGTATTGAAAAAGATGCTAGTACAGTAGGTAAAATACAAAAAAAGCTAGGCATAGGTGAAACAATTGTACTAAGAAACGATCAAGATTTTAAAAATAATAACGTAACTAAAGAAGACATAGGCAACGCTTTATTTAAATCTAAAGAAGGTAAAATATACGTAAACTTAAGCGCAGCAGTTGCTAATTTTGACATATCTGCACCTTCGCACGAGCTTTTACACCAAATAATATCTCAAGAGTTCACTAGTAAAGACGGAGAACTAGACCCACGCGTTAAAAAAGTTGTCGACGACTTTAAACAAGTGCTTAAAAATAAAGGAGTTTTTAGCAAAGTCGACGATAGGATGAAAGTTTACCGGGATAAAGCTGATGAAATAAGAAGAGAAGGGCAAGATGAAGGACTTTCAGAGGCTGAAATACAAGTTAAAATAAAAGAATTTGGAGGCTTAGATATAGATAACGTTGATTCAGACGAATGGATAACGCAATTTTTCTCTTTGGTATCAGAAGGAGAAATAAAGTTCGACGAACTTGGTGAAAAAACTTGGCTTCAGATAGGTAAAGAAATTCTTGAAACACTAGCTGTAAAACTAGGTGTTAATGCAGATAAACTTAAATTTAACTCTGGCCAAGAAGTATTTGATTTTGTATTAGATTACGAAAAAGCTATAAGTAAAGGTAAGTTAACTGCGAAAGCAAGAAGAGGTTTAAAAGATTTTAAAAAGGATAAAAGTGAAAAAAGATCTTTAAGTCTGCTAGAAAACATAAACAACTTAGTGCCTAAAAATGTTAGTACTAAAGAAGAGTTTCAAAGTAGAGAAGTATTTAACCCTATATTTAACGCAACTCAACCAGGCGGAGCTATATACAACTACGTTAACTCTAGAGCACTGTCTAAAGAGGAAGCAGAAATAACGCTAGAAGGAGTTGTTGATAGATTAATTAACTTTGATCCAGCAGCTATTAGAAAAACTGCTAGTGGAGATCCTATAACTTTTGGTGAGTTTTTGTTTGCTAACGCTAGATTTAGTAAGCTAGATGCTAAGAAAAGATTAGCTATAGAATCTGAAAGACAAGCTGAAAGCTTAGACACAGAAGAAGCTAGACAAGTCGCAGAGCCCGCAGCTGAAACTACAACCACAGAAGCTCCAAGGGTTGAATATAAGAACTTAGTTGAAAGCAGAGTGTTACCAAACGAAATGGTTGCGAAAGTACAAGACAAGATACTACTCATAACTAAAACACTTAAATCTCGCATCGACGCTGCAACGTCTATAAACAAGACTGTTACGCCTTTAATGTCTGAGATTAAAAAAGAAATAGGTAAGCAAGCGGATATTGAGTTTAAGAAAATGCTAGGAGCTAAACGTGGTGGTGAACTTAGAAACAACTTCTTAAAGCTTAAGAAACCTATACTTGAAAACATGACTACAACTTGGCTTATGCAAGGTATGCCTTTTGCTATTCAAAAGTCTGTTGATGGTAAGTTCACTTCTGATTGGGAAGGTAAGAAAATAGATCGCGAAAGCGTTGGTACTGACAAAGCAGGTAGAACTTCAGGTGCACAGCTAGTTAGAAGATTACCTAACGCTGCTAATAAAATTACTGATGAGCAGTTTTTAACTTACATGTTTAAAGGCGATGAGGTTATTAGAGGCAGGAAAGAAGCGTTAGCTAAAGCGCTAGCTGAAGAGTATGCTTTTGACGTGTATAATGAAGAGTTTAAAAATCCTAATAGTGAAATAGTTGAAGCTTTTAAAGATAATCAAAGTAGATTAGGAGCTCAGCTTTTCGACAACTATATTCAAGAGTTCAGCAAGCAAGCAGAGCGAGGTAGCGTTAAAAGATCTATATCTCTTAATGCAGCTGAGCGAAGTGTATTAGTGGACAGTAAAAATGTTGGTCCAATAATGAAAGAGATTAGAGCGCTAGAGATGGGTTTGAAATTCACAGAAGCTAGTGCTAAAAAAATCATAATAAATGGCTATAAAGACAAAGGTATTGAAGAATCTAAATTAAAAGAAATTGCAAAAGAATACGCTGCTTCATTAAAAAAGTACGTTGACAGTAGGGAAACTATTGGTACGCAACTAGATTTAACAAGATTCATTAAAAACCACATAGACCAGAAGGAAATAAAAGCTTCTGGAGAAAAAAATATTGCAAACATAACCGGCTTCGCTGAAACTTTCGATGAAGTTTTTGATGGAAAATTTGTTAATATATCTGATGATCGTGGTGTGCAAGAAGCCAATAGAGCTACAACGCAAGAGTATACTCATAAATTAATAGATGAAGGAGGTGAGTCTGGTTTTATAAACGCATTTAAGTTTATGAAAGGTCACACCGCAACCGCTTATGTTGTTGGTGGAAAAAGAGCGCAATATTTTTCTGGTCTAAAGGATCTTATAGACAACGTTTTCAACACACACTCTAATATAGAAATAACATATACAATACCGGAGGGTGGTAAATTAAAAATAACAAGCGTTAAATATAATGGAAAAGCTATTGAAAGTTTTAATGAAAAAGTTAAACAGCCGAGTCAAACTGTTAAAGGCACTAAGGCAGAATTTATAGAAGATTTTGATTATAGAAAAAAAGAAGCAGACGCAGCTTTTGATTTCATGATAGATTACTTGACTTTTATTAAAAGCAAAAATGATCCTCTGCTTTGGGTCTCTACTATGAAAAGCTTAGATAGCAATATGAAAACCATGCTAAAAGCTGCAGCTAATGTAGAGTATTATTTTGTAGGAGATTACAAAGGAGAGCTAGTCTACGAGCATATGGTGCCAACTAACCATATGATGATTGAACTTACTAATCATTTTTGGAACAAAAAAGTAGACTTAGATGCATTAAAGGAATCTTACACCGTAGGCATCGTACCTAAGATTATGGACAAGAATATAAATGTTCAGTTTAAGTCTACTATGCCTATAAATTACATATTAGGTCAGCTCCACCAAACTTACAGGTATTATAACAAAGGAACACTAGGTGGAAAAAACATATTTGCTTTAGAAAAACTTGGCGGTGAAAATGTTGGCGAAATATTTGGTGAAGGCTGGGTTAAGTTTAATTCTAATTTGCAAGTAGGAGCAATAGCAAAAGCTAATAAAAATAAGATTCAACAGAAAGCTTTAAATAACGCACGCAAAAGATCTTACTCTGAAAATCCAAAGGGCATAAGCGTATATGACTTTGACGACACGTTAGCGTTTAGTAAGAGCCAGATCATAGTCAAAAAAGATGATAAAACATTTAAAATAAATGCAGCGCAGTTCGCTAAACAAGGTGAAACATTATTAGCTGAAGGAGCTGAGTTTGATTTTAGTGAATTTAACAAAGTGGTTAAAGGTCAGCCCGGACCACTAATTCCAAGAATACAAAAAGCAATAGATAAATTTGGTAATAACAATATATTTATTCTAACCGCTAGACCAGTCGCTTCGGAAAGTGCTATACACGCGTTTATGAAAGGTTTGGGTATAGATATTCCGCGCGCCTAATATTACAGGGGCTAGCAAACAGCACTGCGCAAGCGAAAGCTGATTGGATGGTTGGTAAAGTTGCTGAAGGTTTTAACGACTTTTACTTTGTTGATGATGCAATTAAAAATGTTCAAGCGGTTAAAGATGTTTTAGAGACTTTCGATGTTAATAGTAAAGTTCAACAAGCTATAGCTAATCGTAAGCGTAGCATGTCTTCTGATCTAAACAAAATGATTGAGCGCAACAAAGGTGTTAGAGCTGAAACTACTTACTCTAAAGTATTAGCTAGAAAGAAAGGTGCTAAGAAAGGTAAGTTTAAGTTCTTTGTTCCATACTCGGCTGAAGACTTTAAAGGTTTAACATCTTACACGTTAGCAAGGAAAAGGTAAGCAAGGTGAGGCTGATCAAAGACTGTTCGACCAAAACTTAATACTACCTTACACTAGAGGTATTGCCGCCATGGAAGGTGCTACTCAAGCATTGAAAAACGACTACAAAAACTTGCTGGATATGTTTGGTCTTAAAAAACAATTACCTAAAAAAATAGGTGACACAGACTTTACCACTGACCAAGCTGTAAGAGTTTATTTATGGGATCAGCAAGGTTTTGATATACCCAACATATCCAAGAGAGATCAAAACAAACTAAAGCAAGCTAGTCGCTAAAGATCCAGACCTAGTAGGTTTTGCAGAAGGTTTAATGGCTGTAATCTAAAAAAGATAATTGGGTTAATCCAAAAGAGCATTGGGGATGTTGGTAGTATACTAAAAGATCTTAATGACATAACAGATAACGTTAACAGAAAAGAGTATCTAGCTGAGTTCATTGAGAACGTTGATGAAATGTTCAACGAAACAACATTAAACAAGTTAGAGGCAATATACGGCACTAATTATGTAGACGCTTTACAAGATTCAATACGTAGAATGAAGTCTGGTAGCAACACGCCAAGATCAGCTGGTAAGATAGAACAAAAATGGTTAAACTGGGTTAACAATTCTGTAGGCACAATAATGTTCTTTAATAGAAGATCAGCGTTGCTTCAGATGTTATCATTCACTAACTTTATAAATTGGAGTGACAATAACCCTGCTAAGGCAGCTGCTGCGTTTGCTAATCAGCCTTTATATTGGAAAAAATGGACTGAGATATTTAACTCTGATAAGTTAAAAGAAAGACGTGGTGGTTTAAAATCAGATATACAAGAGTCTGAGATCGCTAACCAAGCTAGAAACTCTAAAGACAAGGCGTCTGCAGTAGTTTCGTACTTACTTAAAATAGGTTTTACACCAACACAAATAGCGGATAGTTTTGCTATTGCGACTGGTGGTGCTACATTCTTAATAAACAGAACTAAGAAATACGAAAAGCAGGGTCTTTCAAAGAAAGAAGCTGAAGCAAAAGCATTTGAAGACTTCGGTAGAATATCAGACGAGACGCAGCAGTCTGGTGATCCAATGCTTATATCTCAACAACAGTCTAGTCACTTAGGTCGTTTAATATTAGCTTTCCAAAACACACCTATGCAGTACACAAGGTTAATGAAAAAAGCTGGTAAAGATATAATAAACAGAAGAGGTAGCGACGTAGAGAACTTAAGTAAAATAGCTTACTATGGCTTTGTACAGAACTTAATATTCTCTTCTTTACAGTCAGCATTGTTTGCATTGATACCTGGTTTTGATGACGAAGAAGAAGATGATGCTAAGCTTGAAGATAAAGCAATAAGAACCGCTAATAGCATGGTTGATACAATATTAAGAGGCAGTGGTCTTGCAGGTGCAGTTGTATCTACATTGAAAAACGCTATTATGCGTTATCAAAAAGAGGATAAAAAAGCACAAGAAAGATATGGAGGAGGTGATCAAACCTATACTATGCTTGAACTAGCTAATATATCTCCACCAATAGGATCTAAACTTAGAAAAGTTTATTCAGCAATACAAACTAAGAAGTTTAATCAAGCTGCTATAGACGAAATGGGTTATGGTTTAACTATAGATGGAAAATTTAACCCTTCACCAAACTATGAAATAATAGCTAATATATCTTCAGCAGCGGCTAACTTACCTTTAGATAGACTGCTGTCAGAGGTTAAATCTATCAACGAAGCCTTTGATAGCAGAAATACATCATACCAAAGACTAGCTCTAGCGCTTGGCTGGAGAACCTGGGATGTCAATGTTAAAAACGAAGAACAAGACATAATAAAAGTTGTTAGCAAGATAATAAAAAAAGAAATA